CTATGGTTATCAGCAAGAGGTAGCTCAAGTTCACACCAAGAAAGCTGAAGGTCTGCTTAATGAGTCTGTAGTTACTCTGAATAAGAATCTAAAGGATGGAACCAAGTGCGATCTGTCCTGGCGAATCAAAGACAAGCAATCAAGCTTTGCTAAAAACTCTGTAACGACTCAAGTTGTCCTTTCTACTAAGCTTGGTGATGATGTACTCTTGACTTACAAAGTGGATTTGATTAAAGTGAATGAAGGCTGGTATTATGATGCCAAGTTCATTGATGCTGACAAGGGTGATCTGATGATCAAGAATGTCTATCGTAATCGGCAGAGTTATTGCATGAATCAGATTATTGGGATGAAGCTGTGAATATTTCTAAGGCTGTGATGTGTACTCTTGCTGTAATGTTCTTTATGATTGTCTGCCTCATATTCCCTCCATTCCTGCTGTTTGTAATTATTGGTGGGATTGGTTGGATATTCTGGCTGCTGTTTGATACCAACGATAGAGCCAAAAGAGATGATTGAAAGTCTTGACGCTTGTAAGGATTTGACCTAAAATCAATATCAGAGACACCTAATTCCTTTCTCTCATGAGGATTTTGAGATGGACAAATTAGATAGCTATCATTACCAAGAAGTAATTCATATGACTGATTTTATTCGTCGTACGGTTGAACAAGAACTTCAACAGCACCACTGTTCTATTGGATATCCACGAGCTATTCACCATAAGCTTGAGATGGTTCAAGATTTGCTTGGAGAAGTTTATGACTGGCTTGCTAACGAACAAGAACTTTTGGAGAAGTGAAATGAGCAAACAAGTGTTCAGTCCTGACTTTGAATTGTGGGTGGTGGATTTCTACAAGGCTAAGCTCGATAATTGCAAGAAAGATGGTAAGGAGTTTAAGCTTAATCTGATTGCCTTCCGTAACCTTTGTCGTACACAGAAGTGCCCTTACACCGGCATCACTCTGACTATGCCACGCCAAGGTAAGCCTCTGTCTAGTGATCTTACGATTGATCGTATTGATAACAGCAAGGGTTATGTCAAAGGTAACGTTATGGCGATTAGCCGTTGTGCTAACAACTTCAAGAGCATCTTTGAGAACAAGACTTATCCCATGGACATGTTGACTGCTGAGAAGGCTTTGGGTAAGATGCGTAAGGTGATTAATAAGAAGGAGGGTGGGAAATGCGCAAAGTAAAAGGTAAGTGGGTTGCTAGCAGTAAGGATGTAATGTGGACAGGTAACAGCCTTTCACCAATCATCCTGGCCCATATCACAAGGTTGTACGAGGGCATGAAAGATCATGACTGCGTTGGAGTGCCAATGCGCTACGTTGAGAAGCAGGCACAGATTCAAGGTGTAGATGCTTATGGGGAAGAGGTTGATGTAGATGCTGCACACAAGATGCGTCTAGGTGATCTGGAAGAGCTAATGTTTGTATTCAATACTGAAAATGAGCCGGATATTTCAGACTACGACTTTCATTGCGAGTTTGTACCGAATGAAGAAGGTGGTTTGGTGGGTAAGATTGAGGTGAGTAATCTGGAGGAGTCAGATCGCTATACTCAAGACATGAGGGAGTATGAAGATCGTGTAGACAAGGGTTATGCCTTGTTTGGTGAAATTTATCGTGATCTGGATTGGTGAGGAGAGAGAAAATGAGTGCTACAGTTGCAATTGCTGCATCCGCTGCTGCTATCTCAGCTAGTAATTCGGCACAGATAGCGGAACAGAAACGTGATATGTGTGAGCTATATGTTGAAGGGTTTGACTCTAAAGGAGCTAGCGTACAGAGTCAGAAACATTATGCGGAGTGTGTAAAGCTTTTAAATCCAGAACCAATGCCTGAAGGATTAGCTTATTTCTTTAAGGGGTGTATTCTAGTCATCCTAATCTTTGGGTTGATTGGAGCTGTAAAGGGATTTAGAGAGGCTGGTTGGGGTTTTGGTACTAAGTGCGTCGATACCTTTATGATGGGCTTGGTGTGGGCTTGTATGGCGTGTATGGCAATCTTTGTTCTGGTTTTAGTCTTAGCTGGAATTGCATATTTATTTGTTGGATAAACTAAACAACCCTGGCTGAAAATGCTGGGGTTTCTTTCGTTGGGAGGTGGGGAATGGGTAAGCTGGTTTACGGTGTTGGAATTAATGATGCTGATTATAACGTACAGAAGTATGAGAACATAAATGGTAAACCAGTTAGATATTGGGTTTGTCCGTTCTATGTGATATGGACAGAAATGCTCAGGAGGTGCTATTCTGATAAATTTCAAGAAAGCCACCCAACTTACAAAGGTTGTTTAGTTATTCCAGAGTGGCAATACTTCATGAACTTTAAAGCTTGGATGGAAAAACAAGAATGGGAGAATAAATTTTTAGACAAAGACTTGTTAGTGATTGGAAATAAAATTTACGGACCAGATACTTGTGTATTTGTTAGCAGAGCTATTAACAACTTTCTAACTGAAAGGACGGCGAAACGGGGAGAGTTTCCCATAGGTGTGTGCATACACAAAGGTACTGGAAGATTTGCTGCTCAAGGTTTCTCTCTTGAGACGGGCAAGCGGCGACATCTTGGTCTTTTTGATGACGCACAGGAGGCATACGAAGTTTGGTTAAAGCATAAACTTCAACAAGCTAAGCTTCTTGCTTCAGAGCAATCTGATCCGCGTATAGCAAAAGCTCTCATTGATAGGTACGAAAACTACAAACAATAAAAATCCCGCCCCAGATTTCTCCGGGGCGGGCTTCACTTATAATTATTTTATGGCAGCTTTTGTATTTATTATTCTGTTTGGCTTGGTATGGTTACAATGTTCTGCTTTCCATTACCACTGCCGTTAAGCATATAGACATTACTCTTGGTTTCTTTAAGTTGCCGGGAGAGCATGTCAATTCTTTCTTCTTGCATTCGTCTACTTCTATCAGAAATTATCTGATATGCGTCTAGATCAGATTGCAGCCTATTTAACCTTGATTCCGCATATTTACGTAAATCTTCTATTTGCATCATCCGTTCTTGTCTAGCAACAGCTATTCGTTGATCTAGCGCATCCCTATCCAGCAGTTTGAAAATCATAACTACAGCTAAAGCAACGAAGAGTATCTTGGCAGCCACATCTATTAGACTTTTCAAAATGCTCTCCTGACCTATTTTTATTACTTACGGTCTTGATTACGCCTCAACTCTTGAATCATTAAATTTTGAGAGTCAAGCATTTTTTCTTGCTGAGCACTGATAAGGTTTTGCTGCTGAAGAATACCACCTATCTTGCTGTCAATATAACCATAAATCTCAACCTTTGTTTGGTTGAGGGCTGGTACAGTGACGGTGCTTTGATATAAGGAAAGGATTCTATCATCCTGTTTGCTTATCTGTGCTTGTTGGGCTCCAGCGAGCAGAAGTAGGACGGGAACAAGAAACTTACTTATGGCATCAAAATAATGCATAGCGGAATTACTACTACCATCAGCCATATTAAGATTCTCCTGACTTTTGTAATTGTTGTGCTTTCCATTGCCTCAGAAGTGCTTTATCTTCATTGCACTTTTTTAGGTTAAGGGTTTGTTGGTTATAGCCTTTCACCAGTGTTTCTTTGGTGAATTTGGCTGGAGGAGGGCTAATCTGGCAATCCGCAAGAAGCTTATCGCTTAACGCATTTAGGGTCGCTGTGCGTTGATTTACAGTATGATTGCCACATGCTGTCAAGCATAGCACGATCATCAGCCCCGTCATCTTTTTTAGGAATGATAGGTTCATCGGCTTTCCTTGGTTCTTCAATTTGAGGGATTAACTCCTCAAGATTTTTAGTCAGCTCTTTTCCCTTCTGATCTAATTTTGCTGTGCTTTCCTTAGTGGACTGCAACAAGACTTCGGCTTGGCCGCAAGTAGTTTTGTGTGCAGCAAGTGCTGAATCGAAATTGCTAATTTGTAGCTTATAGTAATCAATGCGTTCAAGCAAAATAGCATTTCTTACATTCTGCCTATGCGCATATAAAGTAATGCCAGCAATGATAGCCAACATGAAAAACATGACGTAAACAGATATTGGCTTACTGAACATAATAGTTGCCTCTTAGATACAACAGGCTATATGATCGCTTCCTTTTAGCCATATTCCATTATCTTTCTTATTGTTTTCGGTACAAATCTTCCTGACTATCTCGCCATTCCCTAAGACTCTTCATCCTAACCTTGTACTGACCGATACAGCCAGCATTAGTGACATAAGCTTGAGCCAATGAACTGACCGTGCTACCAGCTTCAGCTACATCACAAACATCAGTCGTTAGGTTTGCTGGTGGCAGTACCAGAAGAGTTTGCTTTGTCTCGGGCTTCGTTGAGCATCCTGCTAAGATCATCAGACAACTCAAGGTCGCCACCATCTTGACAAGTGTTTGCATTCTTACCAACTTGCTTCTTCAGCACGTTCTTTTCTTTACTTAGTTTATCAATACTAGAATTCAATTGAACAACTTGATCTGATAGCTTTTTCCTATCCAACTCATCTTGCTCCGAAATCCTAGAATTGGTCTCCAAGGTCTTGGACAGATTTTCCTTATCTACCTCAGCTTGCTGAAGGCTTCTAGAAAGCTCTGTATTAGCTTCTTTAAGCTGCCCTACCCTTTCCACAGAGTTCTTGTAAAGAAAGCCCACAGAGGCCAGCAAGGCCGTTAAAACGAGGATTAGGATAAGCTTCCAGTTAGCTAGTAGACTTGTCATCACTTAGCTCCTTTGGAACATCACCATCCCAAAATTTACGCTGCTTGATCATCCTTGCCAAAGCTGCTGAAGCATTCAAGATGAACATAAGCCAGCCATACTGAGCTACAGTCAAGACAGGCTGTAAGAATCCAACGTAAGGGAGAATCACAGTGATAAAGGTCAAGACTACAGATGAGACATTAATCCAAAAGCTATACGTCTTAAGCACCTTTCTCCAATTGGGCACAAAGGATAGCTTACCGGGCATGGGGATAGTAGCCTCAACTTCGGTATTCTTGTTTAAAGGTTCTTCTGCCATATCAAACACCTAAAGCTTTCTTAGCTACAGCTAGACGTTGCTTACGATCATCCAGACCATTAGTCCCGCCATTAATCTTTTTAGTGATAGCAACCACATCATCTTTATCCGCTAAGATATTTAGCCCGTTACTTTCCCAAAAATACCCTGCTGCCAGAGCTGCAATAAGATTATCTTCAACAACTCGTTCAGGACGATTAACCAAATCAAAGTTTAAAGCTTTATTTGCTCTGACGAAGTTAGCCCTGCCTGTAAGCTGAATCAAGCCGGCGCCACGGAATTTCCAACCGTCTCCAGCTTGCATATTACCAAGATTCTTGAATCCCCAATCACCGCCATAGACAGTGTTAGCGATCATCTCTTGATTAGCTGCTTGACCATCCTTACGTCCATATTTCTTAGCATCAACTTCTGAGATACGAGAACGGCAGAAAGTCTTGAGCAATCCGTCAACAGAGTAGTTTAGATTCTCTCTTAAAGATTTAAAGCTGTTAGACTCATGTCCCACTTGAGCAATAAAATGAGCTTGCCTAAGTGGGGTATCAATCCTGTATTCAACAAAAGCCCGATTTAACGGACTAACCCATACAGCAGCTAAATCTTCAGAGATGTTTGCAGTCTTTACTAATTCTTGTAAAGTCATTATATTCTCCTAAAGAGTAGCACATCCTTGTGCTTGGGTGTAAACAGATTATTCGGCCTGTTCTTCAGGAATTTCTGTGTCTTGCTCAGAAGGTCTTACAGGAGGCCATTCGCCTTCATAGCCCGGAGTTCTTGGAGTTGGACAGTTGGGAGTAGTATAACCATCTTTATCCCATACACAATTGTTATTATCAGTCCAAGTTCCATCTTCGTTTTCCGTCCAATCTGCCCACACCCAGTTGGGGACAACTTTGGCGTCTTTTTGCCATTCCGTGTAAACTGCTTCCTCAATTGTCCATTCATCCCACAGCTGACAAATAGCCCAGCAATAATTACCTCGCATTATACAAACATTTTTCATGGTTTACCACTCCACTACAACTAAGCCAGGGCCGCCTGAGCCAGCGCTGACTGACCCCGCGCCGCCACCACCAACGGTCACTATAAAGTTACTTCCAGCGGATACAGCAAAAACCCCATAGGCAAAACCACCACCTGAACCGCCACTCCCACCTGTTCCTCCATTAGTACCTTGTCCGCCGCCGCCTCCTCCAATACCACCCAAACCTGCCACACCATTTCCAGAGCCGGAGCCACCTCCACCAATGCCGCCAGCAGCACCTACGCCACTAGCGCTGGCACCAGCACCGCCGCCAGTACCACCGATGGCACCAGCACCGCCGCCGCCGCCCGGAAAAGCGTCAAATGGGAAACGAGAAAGACTACCGGCAGGAGACATACCTTGCCCGGAATAGGAGTTGCCGGCAACATCGGGAGCACCAGATGTTCCAACCGCGATACCGTAAGGACTGCCGCCGCCGACACCCGTACCAGCACCATTACCGCCTGGGCCGCCGCCGACACCGGCGCCACCACCAGGGTTAATAGATACGGCATTTCCACCCTTGCCGCCTGGCCCAATTTGGCTACCAGCACCGCCTCCGCCTCCGCCAGCAGCACCCGGAGCACTCCCGCCTACACCACCAGATGCTTGATAACTGCCGCCTGTTCCAGTGCCCCCTGCACTTGTAGTGCTGCCGACACCGCCACCACCACCGCCTGAAGCACTAATGAGGTTAGCAAATTGAGTTAAACCCCCTGATGATCCGGCTCCCGAAGCCGAGCCGCCACCTCCGCCTCCACCTACCACACGAATACGAATTTGAGTCACGCCGGCTGGTACTGTAAAGCTAGAGCTTGTAACAAACCACTGACTTTGCCCTGAGCCAAAGATACCTAACTGACCAGCCGCATAGCCCAGTGTGATATTGGTAGCAGATACAATTGTTTTTGTATCTGATTGACTTAAATATCTCAATTTAAACTCTCCTCATATCCATTAATTCTTATGGTAACGGCATTAGCTGCGTTCACCCACACAATAATTTTTTCACCCGGTGAACATACGATTGCTGTCCTCTCTAGGACACCATTAACAGCCGGTATAGTAACGTTATATTCAATATACTCTGAAGATATTGGAGAATTATTTGTCTGGGTACTTACTGCAATTCTACACTGAACAGAGCCTGGGCTACTATTAACTGCTAAAATATTTAAAACAGAATAATAGCCATTAGGTACTGTATAGACTAGAGTGTTAGTAGATGCCGTGGAAATAATTGATCTGGCTAATCTGCCGTTTGCCATCTGTTAATCCTCAAACCCGTGAACGCGAAAAGCAAGATTTCCCGTACCACTGTTTACATAGACCCTTTCACCCGATGTACATAAAATACCTTGTCTCTCTAAGACACCACCATTTGCAGGTATAACTACTGAATTCTCGATTAGACGGTCAGCGGTGACAGTTGCACTATCTGATATGTATATAGTTGCATTTGAATCTACGATACCCAAGTTTACAACGCTTATATTCAAACTGGATATAGTATTTGAGGGTACTGTATAAACAAGAGCGTTCACATTGGGTGAAGGATTTGATATTCCTAAAAGACCGGTTGCCATTTTTAAATTTGCCCCATAAAGTATAATTTACCCCTGACCCTTCCGGCGGAACCTATTTGTCCTTGTACGGCAGCTATAGCCGACGCCAAATCTGAAGGGGTAGTAAAAGCTTGCGACCAACTCCCAGTAGTATCACCAACAGGATTAATATTTATATTTGTTTTCAGAGCTTTGTAGGCTAGTCCATTAACTTGAGTTAATGATTTGTTGGCCTGAAACTCTGTGACAGAGTCCCACTCCGGGATACCATGCTGGTTCAAATATGCGTTGAACTGATCTTGACGTTTATCAAGGAAGTTAAAATCTTGTACAGGGGGAATTTCAATTCCCCAACCATTTTTAATTCTAGCATCATCGAAAGTGGGTGTAACATTTGGAACAGATACAGCACTGCTATCAGCAGCCCATATTAAGTTGACATTATAGGGTTTACTAATTTCAGCCATTAAATTCTCTCCGCAAAATAACCACCATCGACAGACGAATCAGTTCTACTACCAAAACCTTTTGCATTTTTAACTTCTTTAAATGCAAAAAAATGTTCTTGTTGGTATGAAATATATGATTCGAATCTGACACCTAACGGCCTTGGTAGTAGACCATCAAGATAATTTCTTGTATAATACCCCTTGATTAAGACTTTTTCAATTTCTGAAAGCCTTCTGCCTAAATATATTTTAGCACTGGCGTTACCTTCTTGAATTTGAGTCTCAACTTGAGTCCCACCAATCTCACTAAGAATAAACGATGCTGCTGAGATAACATCTTCTGGTGTTGCAACACTAATATTCTTACGGATGCGACTTTTGATAACTACCCTGTAAGTTGCATCGTCCAAGGTAATATTACCTGATGGATTTCCTGGCGTTACAAAACTCTTAGAAGAAATATTCCTATCTTGACCTACAATATTACCAAGTAAATCAAGCTGAGCACCAATGGCAGTATCAATACTTCTTAGTTGCATCAAATCTTTGAAAACAAGCTCAATCTCATATAAACCTTGAATCAATAGCTGCATGTATTTATCGAATACTTCTGCATCTTTAAATTGCTCAGTTACACGAGTTCGAGCTGTTTCAATATACTCTTCCACATTAAAGGGATTAATAGCCATACTCCCTCCTTATTGAGTGGATGAGACGATAATGTTTGCAGAAGATAGGGATGCAATCTGAGTAAAGGAGATTGGAATGTTCTGCATCTGAGTTGGGTTTGGTGAAGTGCCTATGGTTAGGCTATTAATCTGATGCCCTGGAACGGAGTTAATAGGTGTGTACAAACGTGAGTAAATCACGCTATCGCCAATGCCAAAGTTAGCATCAAAATAATCAATCAGTGCTTGCCTAATTAGTGCATCACCATTGCTTGGATACTGTGGAAACTTGGTGAGGTTGATGTTGATATAGATTGGGACTTGAACGGGACGTTGGAAGTTTACAGTATGTGGATTACCTTGACTATCAAGAATTTGATAAGACGTGTTACCAAAAGTCCTAATACCAGCAGGTTTGTTATTCCAAATAGCCTGAGCAATATCTGAGTCTACACCACCAAGAACTAGGCTCATGAAACTGTGTCCTGGGATACCACTTGCATCAACTGCGTCCATCACGTTTTCGTAAATCACAACCTCTTCTACGTTATCCAATGCCTCAAGAGAGGAGTATAGAGATTCAATGATGTTAGATGCACGAGATGCCTTACTTGAACGAAAGCGTTCACGAAGCTCCGTATCAGTTTCTTGATTTGAGCCTGCAACAGCATTAAAAGGGTTTGTTACACTATCCCAATTCAACACAGGAGTAAGAATATTAGTGATCGAACCAGCTTCTTCACTAATTGGACCAGTCGTCTCAGATACAAGGTATGTGAGGTTCGATGCTTTGACAATACCTAGATTTGAACTGACAGTGAAGTTTGAAAGTGAGGATGAATCTTTCTTGTTTACATACAAGATATTGTTGTTTATTGCGGCAACAAGCGCTGGTTGGTTGGCGTCAATAAAAGTCTTTAGACCGGCCAATATAGATGCTTGTGTTGCGCCTACACCAGACGTGTAGCTTGAAGTTGAGCTAGTAGAGCTGTCTGTGTAAGTTACAGTATAACTCGAAGCATCGCTAACTGTCAAGACAGATACACCAACTCCGTTAGCTGAAATTGGTGAAAAAGTCACTGGTGTTGAAAGGTTGTAAATAGTGTTGCTGGTAGTTGACTGAATATCAACTGAACTAGGAACTGTTACACCAATAGAACCTGTTAGCAATCCTAGTGCAGTAGTTGACGTTGCATCTTTACGAATCAAGCCAGATAGCGCTACAAGGTTGTCTAGAGCGATGCCACTTGCTGCCTCTGAATTAAAGGCATCATACAGTTCTTGTACGGCCTCCCAAAGATCAGCCTCACCTGGGCTAGCCAGTGCAATCAAACGCCCCAGAATTGAGCTATCTGACGTATCTACAACATCTCCTGGCAATACTTGATCTTGGAATAGAGTTACAGCCAAGGCTCTATTGCTGGTGAGGATATCGCTGATCCTCTTAATCACTACACCGTTTTCTGTTAATCCGTAATCTGCCATCTATATATCTCCGATGCTATACAGAAACGGTAACAGTTTGTGAAGTTCCGCTTGCTGTTTTTACTTGAAAGGAGCAAGAGTAAGTTCTGGCTCCAGCATTAAAATCTGAACTAAAAGAGAGAATTTCAAGAACGCCAGCTTCATCTAGAATCTGCTCCCTTAGTAAGTTATCTACCGTAGTTTTACTAACACCTTTACGAAGAATTCTTTCAAAATAAGGAACACCATAGTCAGTGTTAATAAACCACTCTGAGAAAAATGTCCTCAGACGGATTGTCAACCTTTGTGCTACAACATCTGCCGGAAGTTTAACGACCATAGATGAAATATCTGGACCATTTACGAACTTGACATCATAACCATTTAGTGCAATATCCATAAACTATCCTGGGTTTGGTGGGAAGGTTGGTAGTTCAGTATCACCACCGCTATCTGCTGGCTGATTATGAGTATGACTATGGAGGGTTACTCCATTGCTCATTACAACTCCGTTGTTTATAAACATACCTGTGTGATTGATATCACCTGTCCAAGTGCTATTAGGTACATTAACCAAGGCTTGCGTTGCATTAATTTCAACATTCATATCTGTGTTGATTATAAGGCTTCCAGATTCGCTCAGACGAAGCTCAACCTCTGTACCGCTACCTAGGTTATGGGCTACCACTAAATCATGCGTAGAGTGAGGCCAGCGGCGTTTAGCAGGGTTGTTTGGAGCACGTCCTACAGGGAAGGGGCCGGGGATTGCGAAACAGTCACGGATGTCGTGCATTCGATAGTCTGTAGGAGTAGAAGCGTAACCATTGCTACCCTTCCAAGCTGTAAGACCACGCTGACTGAATACAAGCAATACAGGGTCACCAGGATTCAACGGGAAGGTAATAGCGCTGGTAGATGAAGCTGGAAATACGACAGGTACATTGAGAATTGGAGGACGTTCTTGTGAGCTACCATCATATCCTTTGAAGTTGATAGCGATCTGAACGTCTATTTGCTGACCTTGCAAGTCATTGATTGTGCGAATGACAAAGCCTGGAACACAAGTATTCATGTTCTCAAGGTGATGCTCTACAGCAGATTGCAATGTCTCTTGTAACGATATCTCTTGATCTGCCACCTAATTTCTCCTAAAGGTGTTGACAGGAGACACTATCGCCTGTACAATGGTTAATACATTTTGAAAGTCTAACGGTAACGACATTCTTTCAAATCGATCATATTGGACGGTAAGCCTCTTGTTATAGGGAGGTAGACGGGGGCGATATGATTTAAAGGTCTACCACGCAAACCAAAGACCAACTGAGTGACGACTGAACAGGGTATGACCCGAAACACCGGGGAAGGCAGTCAAAGTTATAGCTGTGTATTAGTCTATAGCACCCAGGCGTTATTGCGAGCCGTCTCTAAACGCAGCCTTCGGGCAATATCTAACATATCAAGTAGCAAGGGCCTTTGGCTTAACGGCTGTATGTTGGAGAATGGGGTAATCAAGCCAAGTATCGTTCTAGGAGCTAGAAAGCTAGCTTATGAACGGTATGGGTTTCTTTACCCAAAATTCTTCAAAATCAGTAGCAAGTATAAATCTTATATCTAATTAACTACTAATCTTCTTACCACAACGACACTCAACATACCAAGGATTACCCCTGAAGTCTCCAGTAAATCTTGTAGAGGTGACAGTATAGAAGCCATCAAGAGTTTGATCATCTTGTTCTAATTTGATGATACAGCCAGGGATGACATTAGGATTTAATAGTGCCTTAAACTGAATACCTTCAGTCTTAGCTGGGTCTTGTTTCTTTTTATAACCCTCAGCAGCTACCTTGTATGCAATATCAATCAATCCAGATTCAGGAGAGATAACGATAGCTCTTGATTTATCACTCATCCAACCTACACCAGCATCAGAGACATACAAAGCATCGCCATCAATCTGCCATTGTGTCTGAGTAGCTTGGCTAAGCTTGTTAAGTTCAGATTTAGCATTACCGTATATGGGGTATCCATCAATGACAGGATTGTTTAGATTAGCTCCATTATAAACACCCCTGTTAATACCAGAGATATTCTTACGAAGCTCCTCATACACTTCCTTAACAGTACGACCAGGGCTAACTAATTGGTTTAAAACACCATGATTAACCTGAGAGTAACCCGCCCCCATACGGATTTGAGTTACAACATCCGTTCCTTGCTTTCGTGTAGTGGCCTGCACAACCTCTCCAGCAAATAACCTCTTAATCTCAAGATTCTCAAATCCAGCATAGAAGTCAGCAACAATAAACTCTTTGTCAAGCAGTGCTATAGTCTGCTCATCAAGGTTATAAATCTCAATAGTAGCTGAGTTTGTCTTGTCTTTATTACTGATAGACTTACTTACTTCAAAAGTGATTTGGAGATTATCAATCAAGACTCCATTGTTTGGATCATTCTTGTAATCTCCAATAACAAGCTGATACCCATTATTAATGTAATAGTCTTTATACTTCATAATGGGCGTTATCCTTAATCATCAACAAAGTTAGTAATGTACTTGAAGGTGTAATATTGATTCAAAGATTCAGGCTCAGTAATATACTTTTCTGAAGTCAATGACGGTACTGGTGTAAGCCAGAAAAACCCTGATAAATTCTCAATCTTGTAATTCTGCAATATTGGATACTGGGGAACCATAGCGACGCCTTGGACAATTGGTCCCCCATCCTCTGTAAACAATGACATATGCCAGAGTTTATTTCTTTCGTTGTAGAGAATTTCAATTGAATAGGTGATTCCCTCAAGACTTACGCTGTAGGCATAGAAACTGTCTGCATATAAGGGCAGTGCTACGTAATCATAACTTGCCATTAGTTAGCCCCGCCTGTCTGTACGGCCTTTCTGAGCTTGTCTGTATCGTCTTTATTCTCAGCCTCTGCATCAAGTACAGAGGTAGTCTTAGAGTTTACAGAGCCCTTATTCTGCTTAGCTGTGGACTTCTTTTTAAGGGTGCCTACAACGTCAGCAGGTAGTGCAGAAGTTTTTAAGCTTACAAACTTAACTTGTTCAAACTCAAGCTCACAGATAAGGCAATCGCCGGTATCAACATCTTCTTTTACAGAGAAGGATGTTAGAACAACGTTGTCAATCACCTTGTCTAAGCTTTTATCTATAAATTCATAAAGCTTGATTGGGCGAATGAATGTTTTAATCCTCTGCTTAGACTCATCATATTTCTCACCAGACATTAGACGTTCAAGAACTTCAGTTACAAAGTCTTTATAGTTTGTTCTGATAAGGTCTGTAGCAAGAGAAACACTAGCGTTTGAATTAGGTAGGAATTGACTAATAGATGAAGGTATTAGATTTGTTAGTGTGGAGGTGTTATCTAATACAATAACCTCTCCTGGCTGAAGATTAGCATTGTTGGCAATTGCGTTTTCTTCGTCCCTAACAACCTCCATAAAATTTGAGATATCGGCTACACTAATCACCCCAGTAAAACCAAAGGTTGGGTTATCCCTTGTGTAGTTTGAAGTGATTAGTTTACCACCAGCAACAGGATGACGGGTTACTGAGCCTTTAATTGTTTTGGTGTAGCTTTGGATAGCATCAAAGACGATGAAAAAACTCTCACCGTCTTCTTTGTTTTCACTTGTGTATTTCAAACCTAAACTCAAGAAAGACTCCTTATGGAGAATACTTCCCCACGTTTAGTTAACGTCCAATAGAAGGGTAGTTGATGCGTGTGTCACTAAAAGTGTTATTTAATACATCACGAAGCTGCTGACCAATATCAGAACCAATACCTGCTGCATCCGTTGCTTGACTTTGTACAGTTATATCACCAACAGTTACGTTGACACGGTTATCATTGTTATTAGTAGTATTAGCTGCCACATCCTTTTGCATTTGATTTTGCATTAAGGTTGGATCAGTATATCTTTGGATGGCTCCATTAACACGACCTTGTGCATCTACTTGATCGTAAGGTATGGATGGGATGTTTTGGAAAGGATTCTGATAGTTAGGTACACCAACAGCATAACCACTAATAGGCGTAATACCGGGCAACTCTGCACTGTTTAGTGCACTTCCGCCTGGAGCTTTAGGGTCTGGATTCAAGCCTAGCAATTTACTAACAGCATTATCACCAAATCCAAGCTTATCTGCACCAAAATCCAGAATGCCGCGAGGAATCGTTGTTAGTGTTTGTATATAACCTTTTCCTGCTTTTGATGCCATATCACCAGCAGTGCCATAATCTCCTTTAGCAGCGCTATTGATGCCTTTAACAACATCAGTAGCAATACCTAACTGCTTAGCCATTACCTTAGTGATGCTCAAGCCGTCAATTTGCTGCATCTGTTGGAAGATAAGTTTCCACCCTTCAGCAATTGTTCCAGTAAGCTCTGAAAAGTTTTTACCAAAAGTCTCCATATCACCAAATAGCTTACGAACCTCTTCAGCTTTGTCCAAACCAATCATGTCAGTGATGAAACTGTCACGGCCTTGTAGAAGACGTTGGAATGATTGAGGAATAAGCATGAGAACACGAACACGTTCAGTGAGGTTATTAAACCCTTCTGATAGAGCTTTAACTAGAGGGCCTGACTCTTGTAAACCATCATTGAGAGTTCTGAATAGCCGAGCATAACCTTCCTCAACACCAGATTGGTTAGCTAAGCGAACTAAATCATTGGCAGTATTTTCAAAGCGAGCTTGTTCAGACTGAGAAGTACGTGCTGACATTGCAAGACTTGGGGCTGCCCGTTCAGACGCGATCTGAGCAGCTACATCAAGAATGTCACCACGAACATTTCGCTTCTTCATGGCAGCTTGAAGAGCTTTAATAGCATCACTACCAGTTAGCTTTTCATCAACACCAAGACTTTGACCGGTTTGTCTTTGATATGCGGCGGAGAATAGCGATACAGCTCCAGGCAAAGATTCTGCTAGCTGACCAGTAAGTTCCTCTGACATAAGTTGGTCTTTACCAGCAATCTGTGAGATAGCTCGGAAGACTCGTTTTTGGCGCTCTGAGTCGATATGGTTTACACGGCCATACTCAGCAAACCCTTTGAAGATGTTTTGACCACGTTCAACTGTACCGCCTGCTCCTGTGATGCCTGATAGTACGTTGTTATACTGATCAGCAGATTCTAGGTAATTGAAACCAACACGGTTAGCTAGTTGGCGATACCAATTAAAAGCTTGAGTACCTTCCTTGGCAGTACCGCCGGCTTGTTCAACTACTGCTTGCGTAGTCATCTCAGCAGACTGAACCTGTTGATTTCGTTGGTTAAGCGCAGATAAGCCATAACCGCCTAGAGCAAGCCCTGCTGCTGTTCCGTAGACACGGCCTAGGGTTAGTCCACCTGCTGCACCAAAGCCCGCTGAGAGCCCCATACGAGCGTGTCTAGCACCTTCACCACGTCCACTTTCCCTAATACCTCTTTCATCAACACGGGGACGAAAACGAGTCGTAGCAGAAGCTCGTTCCATCGCTGTACGTAGTTGACTTGTAAGGTGGGCCTGATCTACTCTAAAATTACGAAGTTCAAAATAAGTGGTCTTACTTAGTTGATCAAACGTTCTTTGTAATGAAGTACGAAGCTTTAGATGATCAAATTTTAAAAAATCACCAAGATCAAGCTTTAACGCACTTTGAGATTTTGAAAAAGCTTTAAATTTTGCTTCCATTTGAGCAAGAAGCTTGTCAACCTTCCTAATCTCGTTAGGCTGTACCCTGATTCCAAGGTCTGCCCAGAACTGAGCAATGCTTTGTCCGGCCATTATTTACGCCCTTTGTTTTGCTCCACCTCAGCACGAGCTTTGGCTTCTGCTTTTGTTCTAGCTGACTCGTGCATTGCTTCGTGAGCTTCTATCATTTCTTCAAAATCGTATAGTTGATCAAGAGAATAGATCGTTTGAAGTTCATGTAATGTGCAGAGCTTTAGCTTGTGCGTTATAACTTTAAATATCAGCCAATCCTGAGAAAACTCTTCGGCTATTTTTACATCAAGGGGTGACGATTCCTGACGTTTTAGTTCGTCTCTTCGGAATCGTCTTCCGTAAAATTTACATCAAAGTTAAATGCCAACACTTCGTTATAGACATTCATCATATGGGTTAGTTGACCAGAGAAATGATCATCAAACTTCTCAGGAGTCATCTTGCCAGTAGAGCCAATTGATGCACTGTTGCAGATAACTTCTTTAACGAAATCTGCTGACATCTCAAGATCACCCGCCATGATCTTACCAAAGCGAATATAGACATCAAGACCTTTGGTAGCAGGAAACTTCTTGAAAGTATAGAGGAAGTCTTGAACTTCACCTTCATTATTCTTGTAACCACCAACGGTTACTTGTTTAGTCATTAGAGCCATTTGAATCTCCTAAATTCGTATGGTTAAAATAAACTGCTTACACGGTTGTAAACATTACTTACTAAAGATGCTGCTGGTGAAGTAGAACCACCTACAGTGTAAACATCGACATCAAGACATTGAATACTCCAGATACGGCTGCTGATAGTTGCATCAAAGGTTACATCAGCAAACTTACGAACATAAGCTTGCGTGGTTTTAAAGATGCTATTACCACTGTTGTCTTTCAAAAGAATCTCACAGCGGCCTGTAGCAGATTGACTATCTTGAGTTACGATCTGAGAGAGGATATAATTCCAATCAGATGAAAAGGGTAATTCTAGGACAATCGTTGCACTGTTATCGTAATTCCTTGAACGTGTGTGTTTACCACGAATACCCTTGATAACATTGAACTGATCAGCATCACGACTGATAGAGATGCTATTCCAACCTGTTAATGCCGCACCACCAAGGATTAGCAAAACAGACTCAGGACTATAAGTAGAGATTTCAGACATTATAGTATTCCTGAGAGATTGGGAATTGATCCAATAAGACCGTTGATAACATCTTCAGTCAAAGAGGATGATCCATAATTATTACCAAATACAATAGTCACACCAGTTGCTTTAATAGTCCAAACCCGAGCTTCTACTTCTTCTGAGAATGAAAGGCTTGGTTGACTCTGCACCCAACAAGATGTAGCAAAGAATAGACTTGAGCCTTTTGTATCTTTGATAATCAAGGGAAACATTGCAACACCTGTAGTCTGATCTGCAATGCTTAAATACTGCAAGATTTGACTAGAGGTGCTAACTGATTGAAGAGATAGGGTTACTGTATAAGTGTTACCAGGGACTTTCATCCTATAGACTTGACCATCACTACTAACAGTGGTGTTAAAAATATCAGAGTCTTTTGTAATCTCAATGAATGTTCCATCTGTCACATCTTCTACTTGCATAACTCCTGCAAGAAAGACATACACTGATGATGGATCGTACATTGCGTAGGCCATATTATCTCCTTATGGAGAGAGGGGAGAAAAGCCTCCCCTACAGCCCCTTGTTTCTTATTTAAGCGTTACGAATCCAGCGAGCAGCGATAGGATCACCACCAAAACCAACAACTTCATCGGCGGTAGACTGAGACATTTTGCTGTTACCGCCAAGGGTGTCTTCAAGTTTGTTAACTCGAACCATCCACTCACGGTTGTTCATGCCATTACCATAGGTTGCGGAAGGCTTGCGAGCAACATAAGCTTCAAAACCATAATGAAGGCTACGACCACTGTTATCTTTGATAGTGATAGAGAACAGATTTTCGCTGCTGATGTTGCGAATATCATTGTGGAACAGAGCGTTCAATACATCATTACTTTCAGAGGTTTGCTGAAGAGGAATGGTGATATCTGCTTTATCCCAAACAGGGTTGTAGATACGGGTGGTGTTACCATAAGCACCTACAGATTCATTCCAAGCATCAGTACGTTCAATGCTTACAATTTGATCTTCGCTTACGCCAGTAATGACATGTGAAAAACCGTTACGTTCAAGAATGATAACAACGTCAACGGGGTTATAAGTAGCTAGTGCATAATCTGACATTTAATTTCTCCTATCAGATAGTCACAGTGCCAACGATAGTGACCTTACGGATACTACCTGCAAGCACAGCAGTAAACTTGAAGTCACCAGCAATACGCTGAGCACGTTGGTTCTCAGGAATGTCAGATACGCGGGGAACCTGAATCGTGTAAGAGGAATACAGTTCATTCTGAACGCCAAGAGCTAGAACAGAACGCATCTGGGCTTCAACCTTAGTAAAACCAGCATCCGTGTAAGGAACCTTTGGTTGACGAACCAGCATACCAAATACTGATTCTTGCATCCGAGCGATAGTCCAGAATTCACCAATCTTCTGATCAATTGGCGTGTTGTCTAGCATATCCGCGTTTCGAGTGATATTCCTGCCAGCAACAGTTGTATAATAAGCGATACTGTTCGTAACCAGATTAGCACGAGCAGTATCGTTCAGACGATCAGCAGGAACACCTTCGAGAGTTTTATTTTCCCAATCATTAGCGCCCGGTACGTAAGTAATCTGGCTACCAACCCAAGCAGCTTCAGGGAAATAGGTATCAGCTTGGCTGTGGTAAATAACTGAAGTTTGATCGTAACCAAGAGCTTTTAGTCGAGCACCAACGCTGGTGGTAGAAGTGGTAATGGTTGCTGGGTCTTGAGTTGAAGTAAAATATACTTTCTTAGTGCCAGCAATATAGTTTGCAATACCACTAACGTCTGCATACTGGTGGCTAGCAGCTACAACAGCAAACCAGCTATCGTTCTCAGCAGAGATATTACTAAGAGCAGTCGGATAATCTTCGTTTGTTAGCTTACGACCAACAACCACAGTGGTAGGTGCGTTGTCTTGACCAAAGATTTTAGTACCGATAGTACCAACAACGGAGCTTGCAGCAAAGTCAGCCAGAAGAGCATCTTGGCTACCATACACGCGAGCACGGCTATCAGTAAAGTTAGAAAATTCTGCTACGATAAGAGGAATTGAAAATTCTGCGGTGGTAATCACTTGAGTTTGTGCAGTGATATTTACACTGACAATTTCATCGATCTGAGCCATTGTGTTATCCTATGTTTTCTGGGATGTAGTAAGTTCTTTTATTTTCATATGTCTCATCTACAACAATGACTTGTTCGATGGGATCAATATTTTCTTGCGTGACGTAAGCGTAGGCAAACACAACGTCAATGTTAAAACCATCCACCCACTGCGTATCCCTCTTCTGAGGTAAATACCTAATCTGAGAAGTACGCATTTTGGAAAGATTGTTTTGATTTAAAAATTCCCAGAAAATAGGGGAATTTAATCTTTGCTTAAACAAGTGAGCTAAGTCACCTGATTGACTACCCCTGAAGCTAAACTGAACAGTTGCTTGATAGGTGTTTAGTGTTGAGTATACGATTACATCTCCTGACGCATCATATCCCCAAGTATTTGCTTCTCTGCCTTGTTCTTCAACCTCGATAATAAACATTGAAAGATATGAAGATTCAGGTTCAAGGTTATCCATGTTTCCCCAAAGGATTGCACCAGAACTATCTAATGCTGGAAACATAGGAGCAATACTGTCGTAAACAGCATCTTGTAATTCTGTATAAGCTCCCATGGAAACCTCTATTTAGCCGAAATAAGTTCACGAGATGCGATGGCGTGCGTATGATCTAGAGTACCCATTCGGTAGCTACGGATGCGCATTACTTTATAGCGTTCACCGGCATACACCACTTCATCAGCTTGATAGCCATCAGAGCCTTCACGAGCAGTACGAATCAAGTCAGGAGTAGCCATGTAAAGCTTAATCCACTCTTTGCTCCGGTCTGCTTCTGGGAGGATTTGTAAATCTTTGAAGTTAAATGGCTGAACGTTAGCTTGAATAGTAAACTCAATTTCTGGGCCGGGTACAGGCCGACCTTTAACAACAGTAGGCTTACCTTCTCGGAAAACCTGAACAGGGATAGTCTTAGTAAGAGTGAAGCCTGGAATACTCATTATCTTCCCTCTACTTTAACTTGGATGCTATCTCTTAGCTCACCAGTATCAATCAATGGGTTGTTGAATCCTTTTTCCAATACTGTAACCCTTGAGTTCGGAGGCGTCATCCAATCATTCATCACTTTTTGAAGCATGGGTACGAAAACAGGAGCTACACTTTTAGCTGCACTTAAAGCTGACTTACCATTAGCAACTGATTCAATAATAGTGGCGAACGCTTTAGGGTCTTGCTTAAGAGCGGATTTAAGACCTACTCGTATGAAAGGTCGGGGTCCAATAACCTCTTCTTGAAGTGCAGCGATATAAGCATGAGGAAGGTTATCGTTTTCTGGTCCGTAGTGAGTATCAAACCAGCCTAACTTCATCTTAATATTGTCAAGCTGCCGCAAGTCTTTCTTGAGCTTATCCCAATTCTTAGTGTCAACTGAGAGTGTAATCATGTTGGAACCACGACCCAACGGGGTAGCTCAGGAATTCCATATTGAAACTTATACAAACAGTTCATAATCCCACAATCAGTATTGGGGATGTTTGCACGATTTACAGACAAGTCCATTTCATTAGCAATTACATCACACCGATCAATGCCAGCAGCATAAGGCATCAGATTACCAAGACCAAGTGTTGGATTAGTATTGAAATTGGTTAGTAGAAGCTTGTACCAATCAATAGCATTACTCCATACTTCAATATCACCAGTAGTCTCACGGTAGATTGACTTATTCTTTGCAAGATCGCCAATGATTGCATACAATGCTAAGATTGAAGCTTGACGAACAGAACCACCGGACATATCAAGAAAGTATTGAATGTCTTCGTCTGAGAAAGTAAATGGCTCTGTGCGGTCGGAGATAAATAAACGGACAGCTTGAATATTTGACAGAGCCATATTTAATCCTTAAGCTTTAAGAGCTTGAATAATTTCATTTAGTTTAGCAGCTACATCCTTGACGGTTAGCTTGCTGTCAGTGTCTAGCTCTTCAACATCTTTGAATTTAGCGAATGACTCATCGCCAGCTTTTGGAACACGGACTTTACCGAGTTGTTCGTAAAGACTGTCGAGCTGTGCTTGGGTGCTAAGGAAGCGACCCTCGGGCTTCTTAATGTTCATTACAAACCTCTTTAGAATTTGGGAATGGGAAGGGGACCGAAGTCCCCATATCCCGAACTAGCAATTAAGCTAGGTGTAGGCGAACAATAGCTTGTGGACGTAGGCAAGCGTTTAGCATGTTGGATTCAGACATAATTTCGATCTTGTCCATTTTGCTAGACATTTCTTCAAAGTAATACTGAGATTGACCAACAGTGTTAACAGTGTCAAACCGTAGCGCAGGAGCGTAGTAGGTTTGGAACATGTCAGTTACGCCTAGGGGGAAGGCATAAGCATCGCCAGCAGGAATAAAACGCTGAACAACGCCATTTTGGTCGGTGTAAGTACCACGGTATTGAATGAAGCTGATACCACCGAAGTTGAACACTTGATAACGAGCATCAAGTGGCATACCCTGGACACCAAGACGGGTGGTGAGTGGGTCTTGCTCACGACGGTAATACTTGTAAACTTCAGTGATATAAGGGTTGCTGATCAGAGCTTGGAAATACTCAGGGGAGCAGACAACAACATAATCACTAACCACTTGACCATTTAGTAGACCGTCCTGAATACCATCCTGAATTTGGTTGGTAAAGGTTAGGGGGTCAACGTTGCTGTTAGCTAGGTCGGTGGTGATTTCGGTACGGGTAACGCCGAACTCATTGTAGAAGTTGACGGTAGGACCGTAGGCACGCTGTAGGGTGCCGGAAGGAGCATACACAGTACCTTGGGTAATGATCTGCATACGAGCGACTTCTGCCAGGGAAGCATAGCGACGACGTAGAGCATCCATCTTGCGAGCACGGACAGAAGCAGCGCTTTCAAGGTCTAGGTTCTGAGCAAAGTTTTCCCAAGAGATAATACCCTGTAGATCACGGGGTAGAATAGCGGTATCTAGAGGGAAGTGAGGGATTGGGAAAGTTAGAACACCACGGCTGGGAGGCTTGATGGTACTGTTACGTTCATCCCAGTTACGGTCGATTGGTAGGCCATCAACTTCAGTCATTGAAGTGACAGCAACGGTATCTTGGGTAACACCCTGCTCATTGAACAGGCCCATAGAGTTGATTAGACCCCACTGGTTAGGGATGGTGACTAGTTGGTTAGTAAGTTCTAGTACGCGACCAGTGTTGTTGGGTTGAAAAGCAATAGCCATATTAATTATACTCCAGATTGATATACTTTAAGAGAAGCGCTTAGCACGCGATCTCAACTAGAACGCCCTGCGCTTCAAGCAGACCTTTCAGGGTCTCAATCTGAGCAGCATTGAATTGGGTGTTAACTTGCTTAATGAGGTAGTCAGAAAGAATGACTTCATCACGAACGAAAGCAACAGCTTGTGCGTTCTGACCAGCAGTCATAGCGAAAGAAGGCTTCCAGCTAAAACGGTCACCGAACACAACACCAAACTTGGTGCCAGCGGTGGTTAGATCAGCAGCCACAGCTTTGTGGTAGGTGGTATCAGCAGCAGCTTTAGCAACTACAGTGCCCATTACGACAGCAGAAGCATCACCAGCAGCAGCGAAGTTTAGGGTGATTACCTTACGAGCATAACCAACACTGGGATCAAGTTCATGTACAACTAGGTCGCCAAGGGTGCGGTAGGTTAGGTCAAGAATAGCCATTAGATATAGTCCTCGAATTACTTAGTTTTGTATTGTTTTTTGATTGCAGCAGCGAGAGCTTCTTCCATAGAGGGATTAGTCTCAACCTTAGTATCCGCACCCATCTCAGTGAAAAGGGCAGATTGTTTTTCGCCAACAGAGGCGAATTCTAGAGCACCAACCATTGCTTCAAATAGAGCATCGTCAGCACCTTCAAACTTAGCAGAAAGTTCAGCAGCCTTCTCAGTACCAACAGCAGCAGTTAGCTTGTCAAGACGGGCTTGAGCAACAGCTTGTTTGGCAGCAAGGTCAGCAGCTTCTTTCTGGGCTTGGAATACAGCTAGTTGCTCTTTAATACCAGCTAGCTCAGCAGCTTGAGTATCAAAGGAAGCTTTAAGGGTTACAGCATCTTCTAGGGCAGCTTGAAGTTCAACATCTTTGGCTGAAAGCAGAGCTTGCACTTCAGATAGTTGTTCTTTAGCTAGTTCAAGTTCTTTCATTTCAACCTCACTAACACTGTCTTGCGACATATTAAACATCTTGGATTTAAGTTTGAGCATGTTATTCTCTTTTTGAGCTACGTCTGCTAAATGTGAGTAAAACTCTTCATGAGTCATTACAGCATCTGCTAGACCTAGGCTCAGTGCTTCTTTTGGCAAGAAAGTCTTAGCTTCAGTCGATCTAACAGTTTCTACTGAGATGTCACGATGTTCTGCAACAAACTCAGTAAAGCTTTCGTAAAGCGTATCTACTTTACTTTGAATATCTGAGATAAAGTCTTCGCGGAAACTACCGTCTTTTGCAAACGGCACCTTACTGCCACCGGCATAGACGAAAGTACGTTCATAGCCTTCTTTCTCAAGCGCTTTGGAATCATTCATCAAACGAACGACAACACCAATGCTGCCAACTTCAGCTTGAGGATTAACAATGATCTGATCAGAAATAGAAGTTAGAGCATAAGCAGAAGAAGCACTCATACCATCAATATAGGATAGGATTTGAATACCATTAGCATTTGCTACATTACGAATGTATTGTGCAGTTTCAAATACTTGGTAAGCTTCACCGCCACCACTATCTACGTTCAGAACAAGAGTTTTCATACCCTGTTCAGCAAGAGCATCCATGTCAGCTTTCATTGCTTGATAGTTAGCACCACCACAATCAAAACCCATCATAGTAACGGGCTTATAAGTGAGGGGACCTTCTACCGAAAGCATTCCGACTTTGGTGTCTGGGTTGTACATTAGATGGGATTTGTTAGAGCGTTCATCTTCGCTATCTTGCAATACTGCTTGACCACTGTTACGATGATCAAGGTAGCTCATGATAGCTTCAAAGCTCTTAGCCTCCATTAGATGAGGCTGATTGTATAGCTTCTGAGTAAGAAGCCTTAGAGCATGTGCCATAAAGGCTCCTTAGTTTTCTTTATTACTTGTTGAACTGTCACCAGATGATCCGTCTGAACTTCCAGTACCATTACTCAGACCTTCAACCATACCTTCACCGCTGGATGATGTCATTTGACCAAGAAGTTCACTAAGTTCTTCTTGAGGCATATTTTCATCAACGCGATCTGGCAGGCCAAGCTGTTCAGCGATGTAGTTAACGTTCCTTGGAGAGGGGACGACAAGACCAGTAGCTTTGGTACGTTGCAATGCAGAGGATAGTACGTCGATATCCCGATCATCGATATCACCATAGACAAGCTTAGGCATATCAACGGGATTCCAGCCATTAAGTTCTGCAAGCTGTTTGATAAGATCGTTATTGAACTGGTCTTGAATCTCCATCAAAGCAGCTTCAATGCGAGTGGCAATGATTGATGTCTTAGAATCTGCAAGAGAGTAAGAGCCAGTAGCCCCTTGACCAAGCTTAAGAACATCAGCAAAGAATGACATTAGGATTTCATTGCTGTAACGATTGATAATGTCACCAACGTTGTAGCTCTTACTACCTGTAACACCAGCCAGTTCAAACTTGAATAGTTCATGTCCACCATCATCATATACGCCAGGAAGAATAAGACCTTCTTGTTCGTCTCGGTGTACGTTACGAATAACACGTTTGAGATATTCGTAAGTAGCCTTATCTGATTCAGAGGCACCTTCAGCCATATATTGAGCAGGGATGGTGAGAATTGGAAGACCACGTAAGTCTTTAGCAACACCTACGGCTTCTGACTCTTCAAGAGCTTTCTTAAATTTCCAACTTTCCCAGCAGTAAACCAGAGGGCTTGTACCTGTGGGATTGTTGCGCCTTGCGTTGGTACGGAACAACATGAACTTCTCGCGAGGGATAAGTTTGCCTGGAGCAATCTCAAACTCGTTTACAGCACCGTTGTTCTTACGATACCACTGACGAATCCCGGTAAGCTCACGATTATCATCGTCGTACTCCCACTTAGCAATAGTCTCTTGAGCACGAGGAGTAATCTTCTTAATGCCTACAAGACCATCGTTGTAGTAGGAACCTTGTGAACGAAGACGGCGACGAAACACCTTCTCCATCACACAGAAACCGTAAGTATTAAAGCTGCTAATCTCTTTAATCACTTCAAGAAGAGAGCAATCCATATCCTGGATAACTTCTTCAAGGTATTGCTTTTTACGTTTAAGATCATCTGAGGCATTGTGGGCAATCTTAACTTCCCACTTAACCTTGGATATCATAGTTTCAAGAAGTTGAATGGCGCTGCTGATAGTTGCATCACGACGCATTTTGTCAAATGTGTGAATGCATTGAGGCCACTGAAGTTCATACTGACAGGATTCAAGAACACTGCCACCTAGGACAGTAAGACCGGGTTGACCAACTTCCCCAAGACGTAATCTGGGAATTGAAACCTCAGTCCCTTGAGTCAGGGGAGCCTGTTCTGTATCAGCCATAGAGGCTCCTTAACGTATAGAGGTTAATGGGTTCTTTACTTGTTCAAAGCCGAAGCTTGCCATTCCGGGGAGGAAGTTTGGAATTGTTATTTTCTGTGCTAACATTAAGAAGGCATCACCGCAGGCATCGACCATATCATCTTTTTGATTTCTATTGTTTGGAACAAAGTCTTCCATTTCTTTATAGAAGAAGTCATTGTCTGCTGTAATACCAGATTCCAAGCAATTAGCGCAGCCTTTTACAATCTTGACAGAGCCAGATTCGGCAGCAGCAGCAAAAGGTCGGAAACGTTCAAGCTTACTTCTGTTGGTTGTTTTACCTTTGGCATAATAGCCATGTTCAGCAATCTGACGAATCATCATCTGAGCAGCGGCTTTACCAGCTTGACCCGGTTCAATCGGGAGGATAATATCCACACCATGACCATCTTGCTCTGCATTCTTAAGGATATGCACCATAAGATCACCATAGCGTGCTCTCAGTCTGCATACATCAAGAATTACATATTGGCCTGATTTAAGCTTTGCCATCTTAACGGAAGCGGTGTAGTCAGGATTGGGATTGCTTTCTGAGGCCAAAGTACCAGCTAGGTCGTATGCTCTGACAACCTTCTCAATCTCGTGATCTTCAGGATAATTAATGAGTTCAGGTTCTAGCCACTCACGTTTAAAGAATCCACTTGACTCTTCACGAGCTTCCCAGTTACCTTCTAGCAAGCGTTCTTTTTCAACACGCTTAAGGTTTTCAAGGAATGTAAGGTAATCAGGGTTAGCTTCAATGAGCGGAGGGTTGTCATAAATTCGAGCACTGATAAACTGGAAGGAAAGAGGCTTTGCCTTTTCTCCGTATTTTTCAATAAGCTCTTCTTTTGAATCACCCCAAATCATCTGGTTGTTACGTTGAATGAACCAGCGAATCTTACCATCCTTTTCAGGATCAGGACGACCAAACAAAGGGTGGTCTTTAGGATAAAGATACCAGTCGATCCACTTACGTAAGAATGATGAAGGTGCTGGGTTACAAGTCAAACGGATATTACCATCCATTTTAGCTTTAGAGCGTAGACGTGATAGCAACCAAAGGATATGACTCTCAGAGGCTTGTGTCGATTCATCATAAAGAATAGATGAAATCTGAATACCCTGATACATATCGCCAGCTTTGTCATCCTCATAGTGAGAGAATGCAACTACAGCACCGCTAGGGAAGGTAATCGTCTGGGACTTTGTTCCCACTCTAACTTTAGGTTCAAATGCTTTATACAGCAAACAGGCTTCGTCAAAAAGACCACCTGCTTTCATAAGCATTGTAGAGTTCTTACGAATTACATAACCGCGATAGTTTGGATCGTCAATATATTTAAGATGGTGTAGAAGACCACAGTAAGACTTACCCGCTCCTGCTGCACCACCATACACAACGATCTTAGCTTCGCTTTGTAGGAACATGGCCTGCTTTTCGCTAGCAGGGCCAAATGATACAGCCTCGCTCATGTCATCTCCTATAGAATAAAAACCGACTAAACTTTCTTTACAGGTTAGTCGGGAAAAGGATTAACAGCATTTCGCTTTTTATTAGATCAATCCTTCTTATTAACTTTTTGAATTTCTCTGAATTCATTTAGCCATTATAAGCGTGAAGTTGCTATACGTCAATACCCTAATAGCAGATTTCTATCGAAATTCGTAAAATAATTGATTTTCACTAATCTCTTTTTCAAAGATAGGTCTATTTTGTTCAATATACCAATTCTTTTCTTCCTGACTCATGTTCTGCTGAGTGACGCAATGAAGAACATCTTCAGCTTTAATCCAAGTCATAAGCTTAAGAGGACTAGGAAAACCTTCACTACCAATCAATCCTGATCTGTGTACGCGCCATTGATAACCAGCGTCTTCATAGCCATATCGGTTGTAAGCTGTATTGTATCCACCAATGGTTTCAAGAAGACTCTTAGAGTAGAAGGAGAAAGCGCCTATCAGGTTGTTCCAATAAGCAACTTCACCCTCTACCTTTAACACTTCGTCTCTGAAGGGGTCAGGAATACCAAACCAATGACAACCAGATTTCAAGTGGTGATCAATTGTGTAATCAATCCAGCCAGAACGAATAGGATATGTGTCATCGTCAAAGAGAAAGATGAAATCATAATCAGCAAACTTAGCTAAGCATTTATTACGCATCTTAGCCGGACCTTCAAGTTTCTCATCTAATTGAATATGGAAGTCTACTTCATGTCTGTCTGATTGAATATGATACTCTTGAATCTTTCTCTTACCTGCTGTGATAACTCCAACGCCTACCCTACTCATAGCGACTCGATAATTTGCCGTCTGATCTTGTTGGCGTCATCTAACTGATAGTGCTTACGAACATGCTCAGCAAGCTCAAGACCTTTATCTTTACGATACTCATCATCTTTCAAAAGCTTCTGTACAGCGCTACGCCAGCTATTCTCGCTGTTCCCGTACATTACCACATCTTTATCAAGATCATTGAGGTAAGGGTGTACACGAGAGCATACAATAGGTAATCCTTTAGCTCCTGCTTCCAAGACTTTCAGATTGCTTTTACAAGCATTGAAATTGTTCTTTTCAAGTGGAGCTAGTGCAATCTTATGACCTTCATACAAACCCATGTAACTATCTAACGTAGCCTGGGGTTTAGTAGATACTCCACGAAATCGCTTTGTAACCTCTTCCCAGACTTGGCAATCCTTGTTAACTCCACCAATTGTAAGCTCATTCAAAGGAACGGCTTTACGGATAAGTTCCAAATCATGCAAGTGCGTGTTTCCGCCTACATACGTCAAAGGTGTACCAGATTCAAAATCTTGGTTGATAAAAAATTGACCTTGATCAAACTTGATGGCATTTGGCACTACGACAATTTCACCATTCACATAAGGCTTTAGCTCAGACGCAAGATAGCTATTGGTGACAGTGACAACATCTGCAAGCTCAAGCAAAGCTTTGAAGCGCTCTGGCATATTCTGCTGACGGTAAGTGTCTTTAAGAATATGGTTTGAAGACAAGATGAAATGGTCATCCATATCATGTATCAGCTTAATTCCGTTAGCTTTGTATTCACGAAGCTTTTCAAGCGGAATAGCTGATAGGCGACTAAACCATATGGTTGTAGTTTTAGGCTTAGGGATATCTTCACCAAAAGCTTCTAAACTCGTACCAATACGATGGAACCAGCAACCTGATGTAGGACGATGCTCTACAAGCAAATCACCATACTGAATTAATTCAACTTGAGACATTATTCTCTCCTATGTAAACTTGTATTCTAATAGGAGCAGTCTATTTCTGTCAAGACTCTTTCAGATAAAATCTATTAGGATATCATTCGAAAAAGTGCCGTCTGTGCAGACCCATGACGACGATGGGTAGGAGACTCGCTGCACTAGAGGAAAGTCAACCAGGAAAAGTAATTGACTCTCAAAAACTACCTATTTAAAACTTTTAGTTTCAATACCTAGGTTTAGATCGCTTAGTATCATAGCTATTCTGAACTCTATTGCATCGACAACATCTTTTCTGTAGCAAGATTCTTTAGAATAATGGCTTAAAGTGTTATCAAGTGATTCTATCTTTGCTAATTGCCAAACTTTATGAGCTTCCATCGAACAAGAAAAACTTCCTAGATGTCTTCTAAAGCTATCAGGACCTCCAGTACAACATCTAACTTGATACCTTTTTATCGCAGGACGTGGATCGTCTTTATATACACTCTGATAAGTAACTCCATACGGCAAAAACGAATCCGAGCTATCTGGCAGAACAATGCTTGCGTTCACATAGTGAGGTACTAATGCACAAGTATCTGGACCATACTCTTTATTTCCAGGGAAAAGAATATCTTTATCAAGTCTAAGGGATTCGTTCCAATTATTTTCTAACATCCACTTTTTAAATTCTGTTGCTCTCGACCAAGCAAGATTAACCGAACAACCTAAGTACCTCATTCTTCTTGATGTCATTTTATTAGAATAACACCTATGAATCATGTCATGCCACGTTTGATAGAAGGGGCACGCAAATAAGACCTTATATTTTCTGTTTGAACCTTTCCCGAAATAATCTCTCTTTCTAAAACAGAATAATTTAAGTCATTGATTCCAAAATCACAAAGCAGTTTCATAAAACCTCTATAGTCAAATCACCCAGTTAAGTCGCAACAGGGGACGCATAACAAACCCTCTTAAAAGAGTGATTTGCTGTAGAAGTCTTACCTGTTACACGTTTTTCAGACCGTTGCGCAGTCTTTGGTTGTCCCGTATCGCCGGGACCACGCGTAAACAATTATAGCAGATAAAATGTACTTGTCAACCGCCTACGCCTTCAACTCGACAACGGACAACTGTTCCTGGGACTAAAGCTAGACCCTGAGAGCCGCCAATAAGAATTGTAGTGATGGTGTTTGAACCAAAAGTCATACCCGTTATAGTCGTTGAGGTAGAAGTCCAACTATTTATACTTACCTGTCTAATGCCACCTAGAAGGGTACTAACTGACTCTGCCTGAACTTGAATATCTAGAATCTCGCTGAAATCACTTCCCAGATTAACAGTCCAAATAGAGCTTGTGCTGTCGCTTGTGACTTTGTAGTACTTAACCTTTGTGCGAGACACTAAGCTATTGTCTGCACGCCTTGTTATCGGTAAACTTGCAGCAGTAATTTTAGTGTCAAGCGTTGTTTGAAGATTGGTAATATCACTGATGGGGTGTTGATGCGCAGACGGAGTAAATGTAGTGGGCTTGTTTGTCAGATCAGTCCAAGAACCACTGAAAAGGCTTGGTTTATTTAGAATCTGAGCAACACCACTTGTTGCATTCCAATCACTGTTAACCTGAGCAGCAGGGATAGTAGGCAATCCAGAAAGACTCGAATACATTCCAGTAGTTGCTACAGAAGCTAGACCACTAATGTCACCCGCAACCAAAGTCACAGCACCAGTCTTACCAGCAACAGAAGTCACGGGATAGTTAACTGTAGGAATTACAGGTTTGTTCAAGAGGTCATTATAACTGCCAGTAGTTGCTACAGTGGCATAAACAGGTTTATTGATAAGGTCTGCATAGCTACCAGAAAACAACGTTGGCTTATTGATCAGATCGTTATAATTGCCAGAAAATAGATTAGGCTTATCTGTCAGATTGTTGTAGCTAATCTGAGTAGAAGCATCTATTTTTGCATTTAGCGTGTTCTGCAAACCAGTTATATCACTAATAGGATGCTGGTGAGCAGAAGGTGTAAATGTTACTGGTTTACCTGTAATACTTGCCCAAGTTACTGTCTGCTGAGGCACTTGAGCAGCAGTAATATAACCACTATCATTTGCAAGCTGACTTACATTGGTTGGAATAGTTGGCTTGTTGCTAAGATCATTGTAGCTTCCACTAGTCGCAACTGTAGCTAAACCTGTCACACGAGAGACGGGAATAGACTCATTACTTCCAGCTTTAGAGTTTAAAGCATCTTGCAAACCAACAACGTCACTTATTGGATGAGTATGTTGGATCGTAATGTATCCGCTATTATTCTCAATCTGACTTGTAGCGGTTGGAATAAAGGGTTGATTTACAAGATCAGTGTAGCTTGCAGTCGTTGCAACCTTAGCCAATCCATTCAGGCTTTGAGTGTTTTGAGATATAGCGCTAGAAAGCTCTGTAAGCTTGCTAGGAAGGTCGGTAATGTCATCCACTACATGCGTATGGGGAGAAGGCGGAAAGCTCGTAGGAACGCCTGTAAGGGCGCTATAATCACCGTTGAAAGATGCCTTCTGCTTATTGATTTGATCTTGCAATGCAGATACGTCAAAAACATCCGCTACGCCAACAAAACTTCCCTGCTGAACCAATCCTGCAAACCAAGGGATAGTACCACCAACCAAAGCAATATTATCAGCTTGAATATCAAAAATAATATCAGTGTTGGCAGAGAAAATTACCGCAGTATCTTGGAAGTCTAGGTTGTTTTCGCCCACATCAAGAATAGTACCACCAGAACCATCTACCCAAGCCGACTTAGATGGATAATACTTGATTGCTACCCCGCTCTTCTTATCAGTAATCCGTAGACGAACATTGTTCATCTTCTCTGCTGCATTGAAGATAAGAGCATTGGTACGAGCAGTGAGCTTAGTGGTATATTCCCAGCTAAGGGGGTTAGTCTTGATAACTGAAGCAGAAGATTTATTCGCTTCAAATCTCACTTCAGGTCCGGCAAGTTTAAAGTAAAATGGTTTAGAGGATGCCGCATCACGAGGGACTGCATAATCTAGAAGTTGATATTTACTTTTATCTACCATGTTTTCAAAAGCTAGAAAACCAGCAGACTCAGAGAGTCTTAGCACATCACCAAAGTCAACAGAGCCAGATTCTACAGCAAAGCCTACAGGAGCGAGCACTGTACCACTGGTTAGAATCCTAAGACCAGAACCTTTAATTGTACCATCTGAAGCTTTATAAGGAAGCTGCTGAATAGGCCAATCGGCTGTCATTCCAGAAGCATCGATAATATTTACTTTTGACTTATCAGGAATAAACATAGCTTACTCCTCGTAGACTTGGACAAAAAGTCGTCCAGCAGCCGTACCTTTTGCCCATACTCTACTGCCAACAGGAACATCTGTAAGAGTCACCCAAGTGTCAGGAGCAGGAGAGCTACGAAGAGGCCATCCGTCATTTGAAGCTGAGCTTGGCTGTGATGCTCTCACTTGAAGGAACACAACAGCAGAACTCTTATTGTTGATGATTAAACTTGTACCTGGGGCAATACCTGTCAGACTGTACAAGTCAACATAAGTGTTAGCTTGCATTGTGACATCATTAAGCGTATCCGCCATGATAAAACACCTTTAATAATTATTTGAACTCAGGTGCTTATATATTTATAGTGCTAAAGCTACACTTCAAATTCGCTTCCGTGCTAGCTAAAGGGAAGGTTTAAAGTGTATGTACAAAAATTGGTGAAGACTAACCACGCTGCCTATGTTGTCTTCTCGCAAGGCCATTCTGCCTGCCTCTCCACTGGGTAGCATTGCGCTAACCTTTACTTCTCTGCTTGATTTTAGCTTCTGCTTTACGAAGCAAACAGATTAGTTTTAACTTAAACATACAGAAATGATAGTAAGCTTTAGAACGCTTAAATTTCTCCACTAGGGGAAGCTTGTTCACATTACCACCAACGTCTTCCGTTCGGACCAGCGTAGTTTACGATGATGAGAACGAGAAGAACAACAAACAAGATTTTAACAAAAGTAAGAGCAGTGCCAGCAAGAGCACCAAGACCCAAAAGAGGGGCTAGTAGAGCAACCAGTAGAAAGATTAGAATTAGATTAATCATTTGTGTTGCCTCTTTATTGGAGGTCCATCTCTCTTATAGGATTTTCCCTTTCCGCATAACACTTTCTGAATGCTATCTGAAAAGAAGGCTCGTGGGTGAGCCAGACCTGCCATTACGTGGCAAGCGTTGCGGGATAAGGAGGAGAGAAAACCCGCAATTCTTTAAAACAACCTAATTACCTTGACTCGATAAGGAAGGTTGTCTAAGTTACCACTATAAGTCGTGTTTGGATTCAGAGTATTATACGGAGTGGTAGCGATAGCAGCACTGCCAGACATAACTACGATAAGATCGCCGAACTGGCGTGCTACACACCCGTAGCCACCAGAAGCATAAATATAGCCAACATCTGACCACATCCCATTGATCTTCAATTCAAGAATAGGCCAGAATTGACTACCAGAAGGAAATGGTGAAGGTATTTCAATACGCTGACCTTTTGTCAAAGTAGCTGGAGCAGCTTCAGTTCCATTAGGATACAGCATAACGAAAGCATTGTTGGTAAATCCGCTGTCGTTTTGTAGCTGAGAGGTTTTGGTTACAGTAGAGACATCTGCTTGAGTAATGAAGCCTACATCGTTAACAAGTTCAGATGCTTTACTAACGACAGGATTTGAGTGTCCTGACGCATCAAAAGCACCGGCTTGCAAAGCTCCGACTAAACCAACTCTGGATACTAAAGCTACTTTATCCATCAGCCACCTCAGACGTCGATTTTGACAATGCCAGTCTTAGCGAACTTGACAGTGAAGTTTACAGTAGCACTTGGAGCAATGTTAACGATCCAGCGAGTCAGAGCACCATTGGTAGTAGAAGTATGCACATAAGCTGGACTTTCTTTAGTACCACCAACTGGATAGGTAGGCCAAGAAAGGCTAACGTCTGGAGCATCACCATCAAGAAGCTGATAGTAGTTAGGAGTCTGAAGAATAGCCAGGCCTACACCAATACAGCCAGTGCCTTGAGACTTAAACTTACCAACAGCCTTGTAGCTTTGTCCAACAACCATCTTGCTAATATCTGCGTTAGAATACCAAGTGAGTTCTGGTGAAGTAGAACCAGATGTTCCAGTAACAGTAGCTGCCTGCCAAACAACACCACTTGCATCAGTTTCGGTTGTCTGGACAATAGTCAAGCCAGCATTGTTACTATGACTTGGTTGCCAGCTTGGAGCAAGACCGTTGCTTGGAGTCCCTTGGAACAGAGGGTTAGGTGAGAAGCTACCAAACACATTAGATGCTGAGTTGTAAACAGCATTGTTGTAAAGCTCATAGCTTGACATGCTAATGTATTTCTTAAGCAATTCACCAAGAGGTTTACCAATGACCTGAGCACCTACAATTGACGGGTGAATCTCATCACGAGTCATTCCAGCTTTTGGGAAGTAATTGCTTCCGCTGGCAGGATCAACCCACAAGTCCCAAGCATTGATAACAGGACAAGTAAGGCTAACCTCATTCTGATAAAAATCACTAATTGCTTTTAGTTGATCTCGTTTAGCTTGACTTCCTAGATCATAGGAACCTTGGCCACGAGGGGTCTCACCCATAAAGACAGGCAGAATACCCTTAGCCATAAACTTACGAATCATCCCACGAATATTCTGCTTGGTTAGCTCAAGGGGAATATCGGAAGTAGGGACGTCGTTCGTTCCGGCAAAGATCACAACAATGTTAGCTGAGGCGTCAACAATACCTTTAATAGCGGTGTCAATACGAGCTAGCATCTGGTTAGTGGTATCGCCTGCTACGCCAAAGTTCAGGGCTGGAGGGAAACTTGCTTCACCCTCAGAGTAAGTCTGAGCCCAAGTGGCGATACCCCAGCCTTTAAAGAACTTGTTGTTTCCACTAACAAAGTGGGAGAGGAAACAACGACTGTCGCCAAACATTGCAACGTTACGATTATAACCTACGCTTTTGAGTGGTTGGTATACGGGAACATTAGCTACGGCAGTGTTAATATCCTGCCCAACCGTATCCTCAAAAGCACCAGAAAGCAGTGCTCCACGTAAACCAATGCGGCTAATTACCTTAGCCAATTCCCGTTCTGTCATGAAGCACCTTTATGATTATTTTTTAGCCATCTCAATTGCGAGATTAAGCATGTTGGTGTTGTCGATTGAGCTAGTCTTTAGTTCAATATTATGTGCGTTACCTGAGCCGAATCCGTCACCCATACCAAACAGGTAAACGTCAATCCCACTGTTGATACAATCTTCAAGAAGGTTTCTTTCACCCTTCATCAGATTAGTCAAGGTCCCGGTTACAAGGTTTTCACCAATGCTGGCATTTACCTTGTTGTCATCCTTCCATTTCTTGAATCCTGCAAGACGTGCAGTACCAACAGTCTCAAAAGTGATGCCGTTATTAATATCAGTCTGAGAAAGGACATCTCCGCTGTAATAACCTGAAGCACCGGCATCAAGATACAAGTGACCAGAGAACTCAAGGAAAGCTTTACCACGAGGATGGGTAATCTTGGAAAGTGAAGGATTATTGGCTACCCAATTACGGGTTGAGCTATAACTGATACCTTCAATAACAAAGATTTTATCTTCTGAGATAGAAGCACACTTGTCGATTACTGCTTGAACACACTTAGACCAAGTAGCATCACTTAAAGTGTAAGGCTCGTTGACAATATCAAAACCATACACAGCGTTCCAAGCTTCAGGGTCTTTCTTAAGCTCCTGAATGATACCATACCAATGATTGGCAAGCATTTCAGCCGTGTAGCCAGAAGTCCCAAGCTCTACCTTGTTAGGAGCGCCATTGGAAGGCCAGAAAGCATAGACATGGTTGTCAAGCAAAACCTTGGTATTGTACTTATTGCAAATCTTCAACCGATCAATAATCGTGTCAAGCGTGTATTTGCGAGTGGTATCGTTTGGATCAATACCACGATACATGTCAAGGCTATTAGCTCGCTTATAAACACGTCCCATGATAAAACCGACACGGAACTGCTTGAAGCCATAACCTACTGCACGCTTAATCTCTGGTTCGGTTAGGAAGGTGTAGTTAGTCCCCTCTTTGCCAGGAAGAACGTGGTCAGCACCAGCACCCATACCAAGGTTGATAAAGATACGGCCCTTCTTACGCATGTAAGATAAATCACCACTTCCATCAGGGACAGTTGAGCTTGCGTCAGGATTAGGTGTGACAACAGGGGGAACAGTGATAGGAAGGATGACAGTGTAGCCACTGTTCAAGGCAGCTTGTGGGTTGCCGATCTTCTGATCAAGGTCAATCACTGAGCTATCTGCATTCACACCAACAACATTAAATGCTTGACCTGTTACGTTAATTCTAACCTTACCACCCTTCTTGATTTGCTTGTCTGATACAATACGAACTTTACCATAAGGATCATTTGAGACAACTTCAAGAATGATACCTGACACTTCTACTGGCGGAGTAATAACAGGAGGTTGTTCAGGAGTAGAGCTTGCATCTGGTGGAACAACAATACCAGAATAATCAGCTAAGATAGCTGCAACGTATTCCGCAATAGGGTCTGCAAGAATACCAACCTTTGACTTCAACACTTCAAGAGGAGTTGCCATTAGTTATTTCCTTTAAAATATAAAGAATAACCAGACTACAGAACAATTATGTTCACTTGGCTTTGCGTGTATTCGTGTTTCAGTCTTTCTTTGGAGCTACAGTGAGAGAGAGGCGAGGTTTCATTTCAACCACTTCAGCTTTCTCATCGGAGTCTTCTGAGTTGTTGTCAGATTTCTCAGGAGTAAGGATTTCGTTGACAAGCTCATAAGCACGGTCTGAGATATGACGTGCCGCAGCAATACGAGTCTGACCTTTCTCATTCTTATCACGCATCACTTCCAAGCATACCTCAATTGCCTCAGAGACAAAAGGTTCATATGCTTGGAGTAGAAGTGACTTTAGCTTGCGCTGGCGGGAAGATAGGTTGCTGGTTGAACCTACTGGCCTGCCACCTTTGGACTTAGGTTTATCGTTTGACATAAATTATTCTCTATCAGAGGGTAAAGCCTCCGCTCTAACAGAGACTCAGGATTCAATATATTATACACCTGTTTAATAATAATTACAATATTAGTAAGCAATTTTCTTAGCTTTTGTAATAGTTGATGTGAAAGGAACCTCCGTATAATCCTCGAATTGGTATTCACGATCTTCACAGCACTCAGGATGATCAATAACACCTTGACACGACCAGCAGATATCATTCATTGATCCGTCTGGAAGATCAAACATCATTTCACCGACTGTAAGTACAGTCTGGCAGCACGCACAACGACTCATAATTTTACTCCTGATTTAAAGAATTCTCTATTTAATCGGGCCTCTCGACAAGAAGGCCATCTACCGAAAAGCATTTTAAATCTCATCCAGCTTACAGCCTCTTTTATCGTAATCTTATTTATATTAATCAATAGTCTTCCGGGCAAAGCTTGTTGAAAATCGGAAAAGAGAGGAAATTCTTTGAGAACTGCAATATCTTCTGTTGTTAATCTGCTACTACTCTCCATCTCCATGAACCAATATACTTGTTTTGGTTTTCCTTGGAACCAACTAAACAAACTCATGGTTTCTCTCTTCGCAATACACAGATACCATCCTTACTAGGCTCTTTATAATAAATTGCACCCTGCTGTTTGCAATGCTCAGTCATCATTTGCATATGCTTCATATTAATCTTCTCTTCCCTTGTACCGTTAATAGAGTTAAACACCAGGATGAATGCCACCAAAGCTAACACGATAATCAGATAATCTCTCACCAGATCAGTCCTCTTTCTTTACACCACTTATAATCAATCTCATGTTTTTCAGCACAACCATTAACCTTAATCAGATAAATCTCAAACGCTTCTAAGGGGCTCTCACCTGAAGCTTGCCATGAGGTATAGTCTACAGGTAACATACAAAACCACTCCTTTCTATTAGAATCATATCTAATCTCTAATTTCATATCTTAACTCCTATGTTTATTTATCTATTAATTCTTATATCTTTTATACTATACTGAAAGTTCGATTTCAAGAAGGTATAAAAAGCCCTACCCCAGGGTCAAGAAATTAATCTTGAATCCCCAGAGTAAAGCCCATACCTTCTCTTCAAGACTATACTGAGCGTCCCGAATTCAAGCCTATCAATTTCGATAGGAACACACCAATAGAGTGTGTGGTAATCTGCCCGAAGTAGCACCCTCGGCAGATGGATCGTCTTTACTTGTGCTAAAGTCTACGGCCATACAGGAGTTTAACGACCTTCAAGCTTCTCCCGCCCCATCCCATCGCCTCGGTAGTAGGGGTTTAAGCAACTGACGCTAAGTCTCTCCTCCCTATAACAAGAGGCATACCCCATCAGTGCCGATTCAGATTCTCTCTGACCTTTAGAAGTATCTCATGCTCTAGCTGTGATGTCAAGCCCATCCGCCAAAAATCTTTCTAAAAATATTTTCACTCACCTGTTGACTCACTGAAAATCTGTGGTATCGTATGTCCTATCAACCAAACGAGGAGGTGCGCTTTGAATAATTTAGAGAAGGTAGAAATTTCATTTGACCTCTATCGCAAGCTCATGCAAGATAACAAAGAGCTTTATCAGGCTTTTGAAGTGATTGAAAGACTGGTGCTTTCACAGGGATCGAATAGCGCTTTATCAGAAGCATATGAGTTCCTAAAGTCTAAAGGCTATTATAAGACTCTCTGAGGGCCTGTAAAGGCTACCCAATACCATCGTAGCCCCTAATAGTAGATCGTTGCTTATACGCGCTCGTAGGGGCCTTAAAATGAGGATAAATATATGAGCACCAGACGCTTTGGAGTAATCTACAAATCAAAAGGTGGACAAGAGCTCGTTGTCGCAACAGATCGCTACAACGAAGCTATTCCAGACCTTTACAGCTCAGATTCATCTGTGCTAGCTTTCTACAGTAAAGACAAAGCTCACAAATTCATGAGTCATTGGACTGCACAAGGATATATGGCAGCAGAACGTGAGCTAGATGGTGAATACAAAGTGATTGAGCTTGAGCCTGTTTATTCAATTGTTAACTGGAGATTCCCTGAAAAGATTGAAGATAAACCTAAATGGACTGATTGCTGGCACTGCTTTGGTGATGGATTCGTAGAGCAGGTCGGTATCGAAGGGCGTTGGGAAGAACGTTGTGAATATTGTGATGCTTGGGAGAAAAGAAATGAAATGGACTAGCCAATTTCCTAAAGAACCTGGAGCATATTGGTATCGCGATGCTGAAACTGAGCCAGAGGTAAGAATCTTCTTTCAAGGTCGTGCTGTATGGCATCCAGTAAAAAGAGAATTTATTTTCTGGTCAGACTTGCCATACGAAGCTGAGTTTAGTAATATCCCTGTGCAAATCCCAGAAGAGGTGAAGGTGAAATCATGTCAATGAAATGGACTGAAAATTATCCTACTAAGGAAGGATACTACTGGGTACTTAGTCGGGGCCATAACTCTTACTACACATTTATTGCTGAATTTTATGAAAACGGACACGGTCAGATATACCGTAGCGGACCTGACTTTGAAGCTTGGTTTCAGAAAGATCATAAAAACTGTTTATTTGCTGGACCTTTGAAGGAACCAGAATTATGATCTGGACAAAAGATAAACCAACCGCACCCGGCTACTACTTCTACAAAGACAATATTACAGACCATGATATTGTTCCAGTCGACTATCTGTGGGATAAAGATGACTTGAGTTATTGGAACGAGTGGACACACTCTTGGATGCTTGTTAAATATGCACCAGAGGATGTGAAGTGGTCTGATAAACCGATTGATTTTCCGGAGGGAAAATGACAAATTTAATGCGTCAAGAATTTGAAGACTATATGGCATCCCAGAGAAAGCCTGTCCAAATTAACTATGCGGACGGTCACGGCTATATGACTGCTGAGGTGCAGATTGCTTGGACTACTTGGCAGAAAGCTTGGAAGCAGGCATTAGGCTTGAAAGATGTCAATAACTTGCAATACAAAATTGGCGACACCCTCTGGTTTGCTAATGGCGGTGATAAGCTTACAGAAGGTAAAGTAGTTCACATCTTCGGTTGGGGAGCTACAGTGCAATATGTTCTCGAATACTACGCCTTTATTGATTATGGTATTGAATGTCGGAGTGGATTTTGTGTAAGTGAGAATCCAGAAGGACCTTTGAATCTCAGTAAGCTTGCTAAACAAGCTGGTATTAACATCAAGAAAAGACTTGAAGAGCGAGGTAAACGATAATGACCTATCTAGAGTGGTTAAAATCCAAAGGTGTAAATAGTTACAAAGAATACTGCAACTGTGGTGGGTTTGCTGCCAGCATGAATGGACGTAATCCAGAGCACCCACACCTGACTTGGTGCGCACAATACAAAGAATATGAGAATCTGTATAGTCAGTACGAAAAGGAATGTAAATAATGTATCACCTAAAAGACTTCGTGAATTACTCAGGTCAAATTCTTGACGACGGCCATATCGTGCTTGCATATAGCAAGCGTGAAGGTTATCTATATACAACCTACGCTAAAGCTGTTAGAATTGGTTATCTTATAACTGGAATGGAGAAATGAACGAAATCGATAGCAAAACAATGGCTGCAATCAAATCAATCCCTGCTACCACACGAACATTTTTAGGAGGATTTCGCTTTGACTGCCCACAAGATGATGAGAAATTCTACACTGAGCTTAAGATGGCAGAAGAAACTGTAACCAATAGCAGGTCAAAGGAAGAAAATGACCCAGTAGAGGTTGACAAGATGGAGGAAGTAGGGGAGAATAAATCAAGCTTGAGTGAAAAGGATAGGGTGTTTAGGGATGCACTGGTTGTGCTGCTTGGACATATTGAAGTTAAGACGGTTAAGATTGATGAATTATTGACTAAATTGAAGGAGATGTGATGAAAGAAGAAATTTTGGCATTTTTGTATTGGTTAGAGGGTCAGCACAGAGTTAGCCTTTGTTATCTTGAAGGTTATGCAACTAACTTCTACACTTCATACGAAGAGATTAATGACTTGATTGATGAATTTATTAATTCACAGGAGGCTTTGAGTAAATGAAAGAAGACATTTTGGCGTTTCTGGAATGGGCTGAAAATAGCTGTGATACTAATTTGTGTTATTGCTATGGTTATGATGAACCAACAATCCTTTACAGCACTGCAACTGAAGAGCTTATTGACGAATATTTAAAATATTTGGAGGAAGAATGAGCGAGTATAGCTTTCTAAAATACAAAGACTATGAAGATTTCTGGTTAAAACGAGTCTCTTCTAATGGGCAACCTATGGAATTTTCAAATTATGAAGTTCTTTGGGCCATTACAGAAACAGAGAATAAGTATTTTGGCGAATATGAGCTTACAGATTCACAGAAAGCAGCCATAGATATTCTTGTTTGGTGTGCTCAGGAGAAGCTTAAGTGACTGACAACGTAAAACACTCTACAAGTTATTTTCACGAGGTGCTTGCAAAAGCCTTTGAGATGTTCAAGAATGGCTATGAGCCTGTGATGGAAACTCCTTTTCAACCAAGGCGGCAAGGCAGTGCATTTGTGGTTGAGTATAAGCTTGTAAGAGAAAGCTTGGACTTTGATGAGATTGAACAGCCTGTAATTGAAATGACACAAGAACAGTCTAAGCGAATCTCCGAAAGGGGTAAGCAAGCTCGTCTTGATAAGTTGAATCAACGCTACGATGAAGCTGAAGGTGATGTTTACTTTTTCCTAAGACTACTTGAAAAAGATATCGAACAAGAAAACGTAGAACCTCTGCCTTCAGAACTACTTGATCGAATGAATGCGCTTAGGGAAAAGGCAGAATCAAATCGAGCTATGGAAGAGTTAGTGGAGCAAGCACAAGAACTTGACATGGGCTATGAAAAGCAGCTAACCATTCAAGAGAAGTGGGACATTGATGATGAGATTAATTTTGAAGCTGATGAGAAGAAAAAGCTTGCAGAGTCAGAAGATTGTGGTAAAATTGTTTATACGAAGGAAGAGCTTGATGAGCTTTATTGGACTGACCTTCAAGAAGTTGGACGGAAGTTTGGCGTCAAACAGCGTGATCGCAAGAAATTAACTAAAATGATTCTGGAAGCGCAGAGTAAAGATGAAATGGGATGATTTTGGTGTATTGGAGAGTGAACTTATTACAGATGAGAACACCGGAAAAACTTTTGGAGAAAGTGATCAGTTTAAAATTTTAGGCTGGAGTGGTAAAATAAGAACTGCCAAAAAATACTTTTGTAGATGCTCTATCTGTAGTAAAGATTCGGAACTTTTTGGAGAAGGTATTTTTGCTATACCGTATTACATACTCAAGTCCGGAAGCTTACCTTGTGGATGTGGTAAACTTGTTAAGTGGACTAAAGAACAAAATAGAGTGAGAATTGACAGGGAGTGTTCAACTAGAGGTTATATTTTCTTAGGTTTTGTTGAGCCGTATACCGGAGTTCACTCAAAGATTAAATTAGATGGACCTTATGGGTATAGTGAAAATACTATCATGGCTAATTTTATGATAGGACAAGCATGCAGTAATAGGAGAATTTTTAGAATAAAAGAATCTCTAACGGAAGAGATGGAAGTAACTTTAGAGAAAATATTTAAAACCGGCAGATTTCCTGAAGGAACTATTTTCTGCAAAAGTGAAAAGCAAGGTCATTTATTACTAAAATGCCCTGAGTGTGGTAGCTTGTCTGAAAGCAAAAGTCATCACCTTAAGGATGGTAGAAAACCCTGTTGTAGCTACTATAGGCAGAAAGAGGCTTATATTTTGCTTGTAAGAGATTCAGAAATTGAGGTTGCCTTGAAGTTTGGAATTGCTAATAATACAAATTTAAGGGTGCAGGCACTCAAGAATGTGAATAAGCTAGACTTTGACTTGCTAGGTACATGGATTTTTCTAAATGAGTCTGATTGCAAATCAGCAGAAAAAGCTTGCTTTTTGGCTTTAAATACAGGTATTGTAGGTAAGGATTTTATGAAAGAAGGTTTTACTGAAACAACAACCTTGAACAATTTTGACAACATAGTTAAAATCTACGAGAAGTTTAATGGTAAGCTTAAAAAGCAGGAGGAAGAGAAGTGATTTCTGATAAATTTATAATTATGTCTTTTTTGGAATGGGCAGAAACTCAGAAAGATGCTACACTATTCCATTATGACGGAATCAAGGAGTCAGAGCCCTTCCTAAATAGTTTTGAATGGGAAGAGTTGGTAGATGAATTTTTGTGTAAAGACAAGGAGTAATACATGAATAAGTTCGGTTGTATCTACAAGACAAAGAAGGGTAAAGAGCGTTTGATCATAAAAGGTTATGAAAACCAAGCATTGACTACTTCTGTTTTGAATGACAGCCGAGTTCTTGTATTTGAAAGCCGAGGTAGAATTGCCGAATTTATGAGTAAGTTTAGAGGTGCTGATGGCGGCTCAGAGTCTTCCCGACATCTCGACGGGGCTTACAAAGTAATCAAACTTGAGCCTATTTTTGTAGTAGCAGGTTATAGAGTACAGGAGGAGATTGAAGATGGACTATCGTAATCTTTTAGAGCTAGCTGCGTTGTCAGCAAACAAAATTCCTGACGCATTTAAAGATAGTCCAAGCTTTTTTGACGGTGTGCTTGAAGTTTGGAGACCACTAGAAGATGATGGTGTTGCCTTTCGATTAGCAAATTATCATAGTTTTTGTGTAGCACACAGCAAGTCGGGATTGAATGGTGAAAAGCTTTCTGTAATAATTTCAGATAACTCTGGTCCAAACTCAAAAGTTCTCTCTGTTCGACATTATACGAACAATGCTAATGTAGACTTAATGACTCGGCAAGCTATTGTAGAGGCTGCCGCACAAATAGGAGCCATGATATGAATTTACTAAGGCTAACCCGGGCACGTGATCAAAAGAATGTATACATCTGTCCAGATAGGATTACCTCAATGGAAGAGGATGGTGGGAACACATTAATCATCGCAGAAGGTAAAAATCATTGGGTGATTGAATCCGCAGAAGATATTATTTACACTATCGACAGCAGACAAAATAAGACTAATCGTTGAGGAGAAATAAAATGAACGCACAACAACAACAAATTTCGTGGTCAGATTTTTACGCACAAGTAGTTGGTGATGCTAAAGGTAGTCAGAAAGCTCTTATCAAGAGTAAGGCTAATGATATCTGGCAAGCATACAAGTCTGGAATGACTGCTAAAGAAACTATTAGCTACATTATTGGAGGCTGTCTGTGATGGATCAGTATCAGAAGTTTGCTGAGGGTCTTGGTAAAGGTATTGACGCACTAGCCTTCTTGCATGGTATCAAGCGTAAAGACAATGAGTCGGATGAAGAGTTGCAAGCTCGGATTGAGCTATCTAAGAACTGGAGGGATAAATCTAATGACTAAAGCCACCAACATCTTTGTTCTGATTGTGGTGCTTGGACTTGTGTTTATGCAAGTTCAAAACAAAGCTTTGATAAAACAGCTTCAGGTAAAGTTGGATGAGTTTGGTGAGCAGTGTGTTGTTGCGAGAGATGTTGAACCGATGATTATTATTGCAGTGCCGGAGGAGGAGTAGATGCTGTCTTTATTTAGAATGCTTTTCTTCCTGACTAAAGAAGAAAATAAGATATTGAAACAGTACAAGAAGCTTAAAACACTGCACGTCACATCTAAAGGTGGTATGCGAATTGATCCTTTTAAGGAGGGCGGTTGATGATTACATTTGTTATGGTCATTTTTATCTCAAACCTATTAAACATGGGTATTATGATGACTCACATTAGCAGTTCCAATTACCCACGTGTTGTTAATAATACCAAAGGAACAGACTTGGCAAATTTTCTGATCTCTCTTGGCATTGCAATTTGGGCCGGTGTTTTGATTTTCTAAGGAGACTTTATGAAGCGTAATCAAGCAGATGTAATGGCAGCACGGGAAGAGAAACGACTAAACCGGGGAGAGAAGGTTGTTCGTGCAAAGTTTCAAGAAGACCGTCTTGAACAAGCTAAACCAATCACCGCAAAGGGAGAAAATCAAAAGCTATACTTGCATAGTCTACAGTTTAACGCAATTACTGTAGGTCGGGGGAGCGCTGGTAGTGGTAAGTCTTGGTGCGCCGCTAGCGTTGCTGCAAACAAATACCTAAAAGGAGAAATTAGTCAAATTGTTGTCATGCGACCTTTGGTTGGCATGGGTAAATCGTCAGGATTTTGGCCGGGTACTATTCGAGAAAAGTTGGAGCCATACCTCCTTCCGATCCTAAATACGATCAAAGAGCGAATTGGGTCAGCACGCTATGAAGCTGATTTTGGTCGAAATATTTTAATTCAACCGATGGAAGCTGTGCGTGGAATGAACTTTGATAGTGCAACTTATGTTATTATTGATGAAGCACAAAACTGCTCACCAGACGAAATCCGTAGCCTAGTTACTCGACTAGCTGAAGGTTGTCAGGCTGCATTTTGTGGCGATGATAAGCAAAAAGACTTGCACGGGCTGTCTGGTATTGAATATCTTTGCAATCTTGTGAAGAAGAATAATATTCCTGGGTGTGGTGTTGTAGAATTTACACCGCAAGATATTGTTCGCTCAGGTTTGACTCGAATTTTCGTTGAAATCTTTGAAGAGGAAGGACCAGCGCCCAAATGATATATGCAAACAAAGACGGAAGTCTTCATAAGAACCGTAAAATATTCTTGGGAGGGTTATTCAAAAACAAGCAAGGTTGCGAGGCTCAAGTTATAGAGTTTGTGGATAAAAGGCGATACAAGCTTAAATTCACAGACGACTACGGCGCTGAGGTTGTAGTAACAACAGCCAACCTTCTCATGGGTTCTTTTAAAAACCCTGGTAAACCCTCCGTTTGTGGTATTGGATTTTATGGACAAGGACCCTATGTAGCAAAAATTGACGGTAAGCATACCCCTGAATATGCAGATTGGAACAGTATGATGAAAAGATGCTATTCTAAGACGCAGGTAAGGGATAGCTATAAAGATAAGTCCATTAATAAAGCTTGGTGGAATTTTCAAATCTTTGCAGAGTGGGCGACAAAGCAAATAGGTTTTGAAGAGACTTGGCAATTAGATAAAGATTTACTTATCAAAAACAATAAAGAGTATTCAGAAAATACTTGCATATATCTGCCTCAAGAGATAAACTCATTTATCAAAAGGAAAAGACAAAACAATCTTCCTGTTGGAGTAGACATTGCTTATAGGTATAATGGCAGTTCTTACTTTAGGAGCCAAAGCGTAGAAAATGGAAGACCTATATGCCTTGGAGGATTTGAAACTGTAGAGGAGGCATTCTATGTATATAAGCAGCATAAGGAAATGTTGGCTGTTAAACTTGCAGAAAAATGGAAAGGTAAGATTGATAATCGGGCTTATGAAGCTCTGCTAAATTACCAAGTTGACATCACCGATTAAGGAGTAACTTATGCGCATGAATGATTTTGAAGAAATTGCACTACCTATCAAAAACCAGTGTCCCGTTAGTGAGTTCACCATGACCTCCAAGGTTTATGAGGTCCTTCTTGACGAAGGCATCCGCGAGCCTGGGTATTATCGAGATGCGCTACAAGTTATTCGAAATGCAAATCCAGGGGACACCGTAAAGCTGCTAATTTGTAATGGAGGGGGTCGGCTAGACACAGCTATTATGTTCCGTAACTCTATCGCTGAATCCCAAGCAGATGTGTTAGCTGTAATCGAGGGTGAATGCCATAGTGCTGCCTCAATGATCGCGCTTTCTTCAGACGGTGTTCAAGTTAAACCTTATGCTTCTATGCTCGTGCACAATGCAAGCTACGGAACTTACAATACGGCTCAAAACGTTTACGATCATGTATCTTTTACGCAAAGTCAGACAGAAAAACTTGTTCGTGAGATTTATCAAGATTTCCTCACTCCCGAGGAGCTAGAGCAAGTAATTCGTAACAGAGAAATCTGGCTAACGGATGAGCAAATCGGTGAGCGATTGGAACGTATGTTCGAAGCTCGTGCCTTGCGTGATGCTGAAGAATGTGGTTGCGATGACTGTGAAGAAATGCTAGCATCAAAAGAGCTTTACGAGCAGTTCAAGGCAGATACTGAGGCAGGAGAAGGTCAGTTTGCCGAAGAAACGCCTCTAACCGAAGAGGAAATCAGCAAACTCCTGTCCGAGCCTGAAGCTAAGCCAAAACGCAGTCGAAAGAAATCTTAAAAAGTAGTTGACGTAAGCTGGGGATGGCGATAAACTGTCCCCATCAACAAAGAGAAAGGAGCTTGATGTGGCAAATGTTTGGTTTACGAGCGACCTTCACCTTGGTCATAAGAACATCTACAAGTTTCGTAAAGATTTCGAATCTGAAGAGCATCACAGGGAAGTCGTAAAAGAAAACTATCACAAGGTGGTAACTAAAAGGGATAAAGTATTCTTCCTAGGTGATATTGCGTTCAATGAGGAATGTTTGAAAGATGTAGGTTCGTGGGTAGCTGAAAGAAAAGTTTTGATCGTCGGCAACCACTGCACTGATAGCATGAGTATGCAATCCATTGTAAAACACTTCGACGAGGTTTACTCACTTAAAAAATACAAAGAATTTTGGCTCTCACATGCACCTCTACATCCCCAAGAGCTAAGAGGTAAAAAGAATATTCATGGTCATATGCACTATGACTACATTAAAGATTCAAATTACCTTAATGTCTGCCTTGAGCATACAGATTTTATGCCTGTAGACTTGAACTGGATTCGGTCTAAATTTAAAGGAGAACTGTAATGAGATCGCCAGTGAAACAAGTCAGTCCTAACAAAGCTTATCGTCTTTTTGAACAATCTCGTGTGAAGGGCGCTGTGTACTTCAATCTGCCAGGATCAAATAAGATCATCCACTCTCGATCAGCTTGCCTGCACAACGGATTTATTTACTGCGAAGTATTTGACAATGGTCACTATAGCGGATATCGTATTGACACATTAGCGGGTAACGCAGCAATGCCAGCTTTTGTAAACAGTAATTCCTTTGTTAGCCCATTCTGAGGTAGCTATGAGTAAAGAAGTAGAAGTAGTAACTAAGACCCTGGGTGAGCTACTTTGGTGGTCAGACGAAGAACAAGGTTACGTTGAAAAATTTGCAAGTGGTTTATACATCATTGATGCTCTTGGAAACTACGTATTTTTCATGACCCGTGACCGTAAGAAGGCACAAGAGAAGTGTAATGAAATCTATGGTGATAACAAATACACTGTACGCACCACGTCAGACAAGAAGACTAAAAGCCGTCTAGAGAGTGGTGGTGTAAGCTGTCATGGTACTACTTCACGTCGGGGGACAGGCTCGTGGCTAAAGAAAACTGTGTAAGACAACCTTGGTACGCACTCAACGAAGTAGTACGTCTATCGCTAATGGGATACGACAGCCTATACCGAATCTCTAAAGTGGTTGAACTGCCACAAGGTAAATCAGCTGTGAAAGCTTATGGATACAAGCTTATAAACTGTATGAATAATCAACCCTTGACCTATGGAGAAGCTAAGCTTACAGTGTTTAATGAGAGCTTGCTTTGGAAGGTGCCTGCTGAAACATACTTATCGTGGCCCGAATTGCTTCACAAATTGAATACGACAGATTTTCGACTAGAAGGAGAACGAGAAAATGACTGAATACGAACTAAGCCAGCAATTACCCTTGCAAATTTTGTTTGAACGTAGTCTAATGCTCTACGAAGTCCTAACCTTTCTAGTATTTGTAGGAGTATGAAATGAAGCTATCTGACATGGTTCGCCTATATGGTCCTGATGCCCGCTTAGCTCTCCGTAATGCAGACGGCGTGACAGCAATTCCTTTGGTCTACACCACTGCGGATGAAGGTGTTTACAATCAAGACGAAGATGTCTATGACCTTCTGTCTCAAAATAGTCTTCATGATCTTGAACAGAAGCATCAGACAGGTGCATTGGATTTCTTTAGCCTCGTGGTTGTAGACGTGTGATGACCAATTTAGAGAAGTTTCGCAAAATATGGGTTGGTCGTAGATTCAAATGCAATAAGACAGGAGAAGTCTTGACCATTCCAGAAGATGTTAGGGAATGTCAGTATTTTGCTTTCGGTGAATGCGGTGTTGATGTTGGACGATATCCGTTCTATGCTCGATGGGTAGGTGATCTAGTGGAGTTGAATAAAGATGATTAAGGATAAGATGATTCCTATCTACATGAAGTGTGCTGAGAGTTTTGCATCCCTATCCTCAGCTAAGCGTCTCAAAGTCGGTAGTGTTGCGATCACACCAGATGATGTTATGCTGTATTCTTGGAACGGTACTGCATCAGGCGATGATAACGACTGTGAATATAAACGCTATGCGCCTATGATCCTTAATGGTGAATTCTTGCGTAGACCTGAGCACATCTATGAAGATGAACGTGGTCCATACGAACTTGTCACGAAATCCACAACCCTTCATAGTGAGCGGAACATCATTGCTAAAGCGGCTAAGGAAGGTGTGAGCCTAAAGGGTGCAACAGTGGTCGTTACAAGCAGCCCCTGTTTGGAATGCAGTATTCAGCTATACCAAGCTGGTGTAACACAAGTGATCTACAAGGATGAGTACCGTGATACCTCTGGATTAAAATATCTATCACAACATGGGGTTTCGATTAAGAAATTTAATGAAAACTAATTTGACAAAGCTGCTTGTGTAGAGGATACTCTTTACATGGGGCGGCTTTTCTTGTATCTGAAAGAGGAGGAAAATATGATGGGACGTTTCATCTCGATAGGCGACGAGGGTTATCTTATAGACCCCTCAAAGGTTACAGCTTTCAGTAAACCGCGACACGAGGTTTTTAAGATTCTTGGATTTAAACTTGATGAGTGCCGGAGTATAGATATTTTAGTAGAAGGTAAAGCCATATCTGTTTCTTTTTCAATTGAAGAGACTGCCCTTAACTGGTATAAAATAATGTTAAGGGACTGGTAATGAAACTGATCGCGCTCTCAGACAACCCATACACCCTCACAGCTAAATTCTCTATAGCTGGTGAGGAATACTTCCTAGATTGGTTCAAGAGTCGTGACGAAATGCAGATTCTAGATAATGATGCAGAATATCTTGACTTCACTCGTGAACAATGCGAGGATGTGTTGGTGGAATTGAAGAAGCAATATAATTACGGGAGAAAGAGATGAAAATGTATAAAGTTTGTCCAGACTATATGTCAAGCGGACTTATGGAAAACGTTTGGGACTTTGAAAAGCTACGTTGGCAATTTGTCTTCATTGACGAAATCTACCTATACGGCATTCTTTCTCCAGAGACCCGTGAACTATTAAGTCTTTGTCAGCAAATTTTTGATCAGGTTGACTCTTGGTCAGGTGAAGATTCAGACTATAAATTTCCTCACTTTATCCGGCGTGAACAGTACGAAATTCTCTGCAAGCTAGTCGCAGAACGTGTAGAATCAGAGACAGGCGTTCCCACTAACGCTGAATTTTACTGGAGCAATGAAAAATGACCCATTCCGACATTATCGACCTGCTTATGATTCTCGATGCTAAACTGTCCCGAGAGGACTCTAAGCTGCTTACTGGTAAAATAAATAGGGCCGTGCATGTCCTACGAGCTGAGCAAGTGAAAATTGAGCGAGCAATGCTGGATGTGATTGCCTATGAAGATAGCTGCAATGGTGTTGGTCTCCATAATCTGAATTGAGGAGAATTAAAGATGGAAACTAAAGAACTTCTAAAGAAAAAGAAACAAGCACTAGCTGCACTTGAGAAATACAACCTTCTTAAAAGTGAAGTTGAAGCCCAATGTCATCACCCTGGAGAGTACTTGGTAGCTAAAGAGCGCTACTATGAAGGTGACTATTACAATAAAGCCTATACAGAATTTTACAATCAGTGTACTATCTGTCTAAAATGCTCTGAATCGACCAGACGCACCCATAGCTACTACGGTTAGGAGAATGACTATGATTGATATTGACCGTGACAAGCTACTGAAACGTATTGCTCAGCTTGAAGGGCAAGTAAGGGATATTGACAGCACAATACGACGTGGGATCACCAGCAAGATTAACTTGAGCAAAGAGATTCCTGACAATCTTAAGAAAGAGGTGTTGGATTTAGTGTGGAACAGAAAATGAAAGACATCACACATGTGCCGAGGGGTTTCATGTGCTTAACCTGCACACACCTACACCGAAAATGTAATCATCTGCCATTTACAGAAATGAAGGTTATACATGTTTTTAAAGAAGACAATCTAAAGGAAGTTAAGTGTAGAGAATTTGAACGAGGAGAAGATAGAAAATGAACACAAAACAAATTAAGATTCTAATCAGCAACGGTAAGACTGAACTATACCATTCAAATTTCCAGATCGTTAACAGTCTGAGTATGGTAGAAATGGAAGGCAGCCTATTTACTGTACTCAAAGATAGGAAGGGATTTTACATCCCATCATCTGGTAGCTCAGGTAGTCGATATATTCAGAAGATGGTAGAGGCAGGCGAGAGGGTGTATTATGTCAGTTGACCTTAGAAACACAGGAACATTTTTCGGTAGCGGTATTCCGACCGAGGCAAAGTCACTTGAAAAAGAACTGTGGTCTGTATTTTTGGAAAAAATAACTATCCCTGATTGGTTCACTCCAGAAAGCTACTTTCTAGTTTTACCTATCCATCTAAAAGACTTTATAGCGGATTCTCCAAAGTGGTTCGTGTACCACCAAAATCAAGATATTACCTACATTTCTGTGGTAAAGAGAGGTTTGTGGACCAAGTATAATAAATTGGGGGAGTAATTAATGAACCTTAAATCCAAACAAGACGTACAAACACATTACACAAACCAGCATATCAAGAATGCTCTAGCTACTCTCAAGCAATACAAATATGAGATGACATTCTCTCAGATGAAAGAGCTTAGAGATGTCCTTGATGATATTGTGCTAAGGAGTTATAATAAGTGAGTTCATTCACTAGGTTCTCAAGCCAGTTAGACCTACGCTATCACTCAGAATCTGTGTGGGAAGTAATCACTCCGTTCTTTTATGATGTAGATCATTTGGGCAGTGGTATAACAGTTGACATCCCTAAAGGCTTCCTGTTCGATGGTGGTAGCATCCCTAAGTCATTATGGAGTATCATCTCTCCTTGGGAAGAGAATTGTGGACAGGCGTTCTGCGTCCATGATAAACTTTGTGTAGAACAAATGCTCACCTACCACCAAGATTCAGGGAAGATTGTTAAAGTAAATATCTCAAGGAAGAGGTGTGATGAAATATTGGAAGAAGCATTGAATGTATTGAAGGTGACACCACGTAAGATTGATTTGATTATGGCTGGTGTTAACTTGCACAGGGTTGTTAATAGGATTGAGTGATGAAACCATTCAAACGCAGACGTGAGGCACGACTTGATTACCTTGAACGAAGCCTTAGGCGTAAGCTGTTTTGGAAGTATCCTTGGCTTGGGAAAGATTGGTGGGTGAGTCGGAATAGAAATTGCATGAGGTAGGGGTAGATGTATTACATAATGGACAACCTTGAAATAGTCAGTGAAGGCTATGAAACCGAAGAGTGGGCTAAGGCTGTCTTGAAGGAATGGATAGAAGAACTATACTTTCTTGACTACTATCCAAATCCCTATATAGAATACATTGAGGAAGACTATTTCAATATAGAAGACTTTGAATACGAGCTTTACAAATGGGCAGAGGATAGCATGCTGCCTACACGAGAGAAGAAAGTTAATATGAGGAGGGAATGGAAGTGAAAGACATTTCATATCCAGTAGCAATAGCATTGATCTTAATTGCAGCAGCACTTGTTTACAAATACCAGCAAGAAAGTAGTGACAGAGTAATATTATCTCTTGCTGAAAGAATGAAAGAGGAGTACAAGAAAGGTTATTCAGATGGCTATAGTAAAGGTCAGCTAACAGGTTATAGTGCTGGTCTTGTCTTTGCCTATGCACAACAACTGAAAGACAAGGAGAATAAGAAGTGAAGATTACCTATGTTATCTCATTCTTACTAGGCGTATCTATTTGGTTCAATATTCAAAACTATTTAGAGCATGTTGACAAGAAGATTAAAGTAGCCTACGAACAAGGATATGAGCGAGGTAAGTTAGACGAGAGATGGATTAACCTAGAAAAATCAATTAGAGATAAAATAGACAGTATCAAAAGGGATGTTTCCCAAACCCCCGGAAAATAGACTTGCATAAACCTTAATACTCAAGGATGAGTATGGGAGAAAATATCTAGGAGGGCGCTAATTGATTTGTGTAATCTGACTGGATATAGCGCACGACGGTTTAACGGTACCCCAAATTCAAATTGCAGTCAACATTTATGATTATAAAATATTTGAATGAAGGTTTCTGATCTAATAGTTATAAATAATAAGCTATCCAATACAGTCCATGATAAACTGTTAGTAGCACGTGTTGTATAAACCCTCTAGGCAAAAGAAAGCCTCCTGGCTACATCCTTGTTAGGGAGATAGAGGAGGCTGTGAGAGGCTGTCTATAAGGTCTTAACGAACCAGGGTAGCTGACTGCCACCAGTCAAGCCAAGCACTCCTACGAGCTTCATGCAGGCTTGTAGCAGGCACTACCACAGTGAACACTTCGTTAGTGATGGTATCGATCATGGATACATAATACCTGCTCATGGTGTAGCTCCTGGCTTGGCAGAGACTTTGTGTCTCTGATGGATTCAGTATAAGAGATTGCACACAACAGGTCAAGGATTATTTAGAAGATTTATTCACCTTAATAGCAGGAGAGTAGAAGCAAGAAGTCTCATAGTAATTCTTGGTGATCTTATCCTCAGCTACACGACACTCCTTGTAAGAGTCATATACAGCAGGGATAGCTTCATACTCTTCACCGTTGATGATAGTAACAGTCATCAGAGCGTAGGCTGCAATGATCATGGTGTAGCTCCTGGCTTGTTTGACTAGACTGCGTGTCTCGTCTTGATGGAGTTATTATCTCCATTCTCTCCTACCGCGTCAACAAGATTCTTTCACAAAGATTTCTATTAAAAGAGCTGTTGTAATAAATTCCCTATTTATTAACAATCTCTATTGTTATCTGTTGTTTGGTTGCTAAAATCTATTGATTGGGGTTATTTAGGGAGGCTATTGTGTGAAAGTTGTGGATAGAATTTGTCTATCGAGAGGTTGCCGTGCTTAGCAAATAGAGATAGTTGTAGGGAGATCATCCATTTGTAGTTATTTTGACTCAATTCCAGACCAAAAGTGTAATCGACATAAAGTAACCTCTAAGTATTGTGTTTACTATACTCTCAGCCACTCAAGGGCTCATTTAGAGCCCTCTATTTGACCAACTTACGTTGTCAAAATAATGACATAAAATGATAGTTATCAGTATATTTTATCCATATTTATTGTCATCTTCATTCTTATCCCTATATTAATACAGAAGGAGATTTGCAAGTTCAGTCTTTATCGGTGTTTGAAGTCTTCCAATACCTCACAGATGAGGATAAGGGAATAGGTTCCTTATTTTTATAAGGTGAATACCAATGTTCAACACTTGAAAGCTTAAACTTGTAAGTTCCTTTCCAAACATAGAAAGGATTAGCTTTAATAACTATATCACCTCTGAACGGTTTATTTCTATGTGTTATCTCTATATACCTGTTCTCTTCAAGCTTAGCAAGACAACGAGATAAGTTGTTAGGATCAACTACCTTAGAAAACTCTTTTACATTTCCAATAAAGTAATTCCAGCCTACAACCTTCTTGCAAATGTATCTGAATACAGCAAGCTCTTGTACACTAATCATCTTCCTAATGACAGCTTCAGTTAGCATCTCCAAGTCAATATCAACTTTGTAGTGTAAGCAAGCATCAAGGTTCTTGAGACTTTCTAAGAAGCTATCCTTTGTCACACACTCTGATGGGTGTTTAACATCTATGCCAAGGTATTGAAGTGTAGAGGCTTCTGGTGGTGGGTCTTTCTTAGTTCGTTCCTCAAACACCTCTCCTGTTTCAACGTCGATTAATTCTCTGGGCACGTCTAATCTCCTCTATTGCTTTCTCTGCTCTTTCTAAGTCTTCTTTAAGGTCTTTTATTTTAAATTGTTGTAAATACTTACCTGCCATAGCCAATACCTCATTGTGTCTTGCACAAGGCTTACCATAGCTCCAGCCAGGGATTATCATTGCTTACTCCTGAAAGCCTTCACAGCAGCCCCGTAGGCTTCATAATCACGCTCTTTGTAGAGTGCTAGGATATCTTCTGGTAGCTCTGGCTTAGTAGGTTCATAGAGCTTAGATTCACGCTTTAGGTAGAAGTCTGCAATAAACATACGGTCAAGGCTATTCATTTAAACATCTCCTGATAGTCTACTTCTTTCTCTTTAATAAACTCTGCATTATCTGGCATCTTCTCATAGAAGCTAGGAGGGATATCTCCACCATGCCATAGATTATTAGTAGTCCATACTTCACCTGTCTCTTTAAGCTTGATAGTAAATACCGAGCCACCAAACCCATTATAGCGTTTAGACTGACTCGGATGGGTAGCGCCTGCATCAGAGTAGATGTGTCCATCAATAACCAACATCATTTTATTGCTGGTTTTCTGTGAGACATATTTACCAAGACGTTTTATCCAGAAGTCACAATGAAAACACTCATTTCGTTCTAGGTCTTGGAAGTATACACAACCACATTGTTTGCAGAACTTGTGATCCTTGTCTTTTTCAAACTGACCTTTGATCCAATTGTTAAGATTCAGCATTACATGATCACGTTGACCTTTCACATTGACGTTCTCTTTGTTAGCTTCACACCAATCGATTACATGCTGATATGCTTCGTTATTCATCACTCCACCTCCCTCAATTCCCAACGATCTGCCCAAAACTCTTCACCATCAGTCTTACTTTTCACCAATCTTGATATGTTGTTTAGTCATCGGATTTTTGCTCTTGATTCCAATTTTCTCTGGCCTCCTCCTCTGTCCATGAGGCCTTTTTATTACGGCAGTGCACACATTCAACTATATAATAAACATCAAAGGCGTACTTGAAAGCTCGAACATTTAGATCATAGCTTCCACAAACTTTACAAGGGTTCATTTGACATCCTCATATTTAAACACAGAGTAGTTCACAAATTTCTTACCACCTTCATTATCTATTGAGCGATGACTGACAAGAGCGATGTTGATTTGCCAACCATCCTCTTGAAAGTTCTCCCTAACATAGTTTTCAATCACAACACGATCATAGACCATACTAGATGGAATTTCAACTCTACGAAATTCAGAAATTTTATTCTTACCAACAGCATGTAAATCCCTTACCCTTCCTTCGCACTCGACATGACTCATCCCCGTCATCATAAGAGCGAAATTCTCAAGTGTGAGACAAATCTTGACAAACTTGGAACGAGACTGCTGATCTTGAATTTCAATAGTAACAATGTTGCGGTTGTCACGAGACAAAGTGACATTACCTTTAATTTCCATGTTTCCTCCTTCAAATTATATAGAATTATAGCTAATCCATAATTTACAATAAAACATGCTAAACAAAAGCCCTCAGTTAAGAGGGCGACATATCCTAGCTATAGCAATAAGCCACAGCTTCAGAGAATGATCCTTTGCAAGCATACAGCATCCTGCTCCCTTTCATATAGACAAGATAGCAAGCCTCACTACGTTCTTTGACAACCCAACCACCCAGATTGAATACAGTTTTCATATGAAAGCTCCTGCTCTGTGTTTGTATGTGAGGAGTATAGGGTGGTTGGGATAGCTTGTCAAGAGTTTTCTCTAACAAATTACCAACACAACCAGCACATAAGGCACAATCACAGCCAAAGCTCCTACAAGGATAGCTACAGACGTGTGTGACCAGTAATGCTTCTGCCAATACCTGCTTGCCTGGATGGTCTTGTCTGTGTCGTCTAAGAGAGCTTTGTGGCGTTGTTTGTTATATAGAGTCACGACAGTATACCTTCTTCAAAGCTTCACGTTCTTTAGTGTTAAAGATTGATTTCAATCGCTCTGCTCTTTTCTCATAAACCTTTCTGACCTCATCAAAGATAAAATGTGCCTCATCTTCAGAGAGGAATTTAGGATAACTCCAAAGCGGGTGTGGAAAATACTCACTAACAAAGTAACCTTGTTTTGATCGTAAAGCAAAGTTCCATTCAAGCTTTGCTTTCTTATCTACTAGCTTAAGATGTGTAAGAGGTCCTTCAGTATACTCATAACCATAAAATTTATCACCCTTTTTACCAAGGATCATATCTTGACCAAGTACAATAGAGAACCTGCCAGGATTAGCCTTAAAAGTCTCAACAAAGCTAATCACAGGCTCCGATATCTGTTTTGGTAGCTTAATACGTGGAGTTACTTCAACTTGCCGAGACGGGCTTGCTGGATGATCTTCGGGCCATTTGAATAGATTGCTGAACCAACTCATCCCAACACCTCCTTAACCAGAGCCTTCCCAGCCTCTTCAAGCTCAATGACAGCAACACCTGCTTCACCTGCTTGTTGGACAATGATAAGCTTGCCAGAAGGCATTGTATGAACATATACAGGGATGTTATCTGTCTGCACAGTAGCCTTGAGAGTAGAGCCTTGCAGGATAAGGCTATCGTTCATTTCTAGGGTTGCTTGGTTGGTAGTGGGCATATCGGGTTCTCCTGGGTTAGTGGTTGATTCATCTGAGCCGTAGTTGATACCGTAGCCTGTTTGATTTGCCATTTAATCTACCTTGATATATGTAATACCACTAATAAAACCGCAACCCTGCCCCTCGCTAGCCGTAATATCTTGCTTGAACATTACCTTACCAGACTTCTTAGAGACGAAGTATATAACCTGACGATCGTAGTCTACTGTATGATCGTAAACAATAATCTCACTGTTTTCAAACTCTTTAGTAACAACTTTACCTTCAATTGTGTATTGCGATTCTACTTTCATCTCACTTCTCCTTAAGCAATTTCTTAATCTTCTTATCTACACTCTGATTGTGTAGACTCCTGAAACCAAAATACAACCCCATTGGTACAAGCCACAATCCTGCTGACAAAATTACGAGAATCAAATGGAATAGAATCTCTCGACCAGATGCTTTCTTTTTAGATTCCTTGAGACGATTGAGTTCCCAAAGCTTGTCTTCACTGTTCATTATCAATCAAACCTTTAGCAATTGCGGCTTTGGTGATATGGGGAAGACGCTTTCGGATACGCCAATTTTGGGCAACGTTCACCATGGCCCAATTACGCCAAGAACCATAATTCTCTTTTACCCACGACAGCCATTGTTGTTTAGTCATCTCTCTTCTCCTCAGTAGTTTCCAGCTAGAATCATTTGAGCAAACTTACGGACATAAAACAACTCACGGTAGCAGCCTGTAGCTTTGTAAGCTTCCAAGGCAAATGTAAAGTCTTTGCTGAGATTGCTGCTGTTGCGGGTCATATTTTATTTCCAGAAACAAGCCATAGAATTGTTGTTTTAGCTTTAGCTAGTTCGCTAACAGCTAGTAAAAATCTTTGTGCATGAAAATCGTTATCTAAAATTTCAGATAATTCTTTTGTGAGACAAATTACACACTTACTATAAATGATACATTTTCTTGGACAATTTGAACATACCTTTATCTCTTGATCAATATTTTCTTTATTGATACCTAAAGAGTTATAGATTTTCTCGATAATTTCAAGAGTCTCTTGTTTATTTGACATTTTTATATGCAACCTCTTTAAAATCTTGAAGAAAGATAAGGAGTTGATCTTCGGCATCTTGTCGATTCATACCCTTAGACATAAGTAATTCAATAGTCTCAACCCAAAATTTGATCTTTTTAATTTCTGAATTTGCTGCATCCATTTTCTGAACTCCTGTGTGCTTGGTTGGTAGGTTCATTATTTATCGGATACACATTGTAGTCAACAGCCGTTCGTCAGACTCTCACCTCAAAGTGATTTTAAATCAGAAATGAATTTCTCAAGCAAAGTTATTTTGGCTGCTTGTTCTCGTAAAAGCTTAGCAGACAAACGAAGTGTGTCGTTCTTATCAGGCTTACGTCCCATGTCACCAAGCACAGCACGGAATTCTAGGTTAGCAGCAAGTTGTTGTGCGGTCTTTTTAGTCTTCATAATCACCCTGTCTGTCGAAGATTTATCTTTTCGCTGTAAAGTGCCTTTGAGTTTATCTTACCTTTCAAGACTTATCATTCATCAAATGATCCATCAAAAACTCATACCATACACCTGCGTTCTCTTCTGAGATTTCAAGTGGATAGTGTTCAGGATTTTCTCTGTGATTAGCCAACCAATCTTTTTCAAAAGATTCGACCGACTTACGAACTTCTTTCATAAAATCTTCGAGTTTGACGTTCATGATTCTATTCCTTAAGTTTGCCTTCGGGCTTATTCCCTCTGGCTTGTGATCAGTATGTGGCATTCAAGGCATCCTGTCAACACCTTTTTTCAGATATTTTTAGGCACAAAAACCGAAGATGTTCAGCACGCCAGCACCAACCATAATCGAAGTCACAAGAAACGCAAAAGGATGACGTGCAGCAAACCCCTTAGCAGCATCCTCTACAGCGTTCATGATAGAAGGTTTGGTGGAAGAAGTAGGTGAGGTGGATTCTTCTTTGGTAATTCCCATACGCTTTTCCAATCGAGACATAGCTTTTTCCCATTCAGTCAGCAAGAGGTTGTATTGATCAAAGGTGATATCGCCATTCTCAAAAGCTTTTTCGAAGGCTACACGCTTCTTGTCTAGGGTATCCTCACGCTTTTGGTCCGAAGTTCTGTAGTCAGGAGCTTTGACTTTCTTAGCTTTCTTTTCCACAGGCTTCTCTTCATAGGCTTTAGGGTTAGCCGCACCGTTCGGCTTGAAATGCTGTTGAGCGCCGTTGTAGGCGAATTTGTCAGCGTCATTCCAAGTGGTCTGTACGTAGGTGCGTGCCATCTGAATCACCAGTGTGTTTGGTTTCGATGGGTTTAGGATACGAAAAAGGGAGGAACCTGTCAAGGCCCTCCCTAGGATTATTTTGATTTTTCTTTCAGAAGCTCCTCCTTGTACTTCTGTAACTGAAGGTTAAGGATGTCAACACCGTTACCTAAAATCTCCTGAGTCTTCTCGTTTGTCGCTACCTTCTCAACACCGTAGGCTGCAAGCATTGTGTAGAGTGTCTTTTCAGATGGAATTACGATAGCTACAAAGAAAAGACCTATTGCCGAGGTAAGAAGGTTTTTAATAAATTTCTTTGGTCGTTTTAGCTCTTGCTTACACTCCGCTGAATTTGTATTCATATAGCTATCAAGAACTGAAACAATCCAGAAGATTGAAAGTCCAGCAGCAACTACGCAACAGAACCCTAGAACAAAAGCTAAGAAACCAATTCCAGGAATAACATTGATCAGATAAACAATTAATGCAAGACTCATTCTACAATACTCCACATCGCTTTACGGTTCCGACGCTGATTACGAAGTTGCTTAGTCTGCTTCTTAATCTGATCACGTTCAGCGTTGTATTCCCAAGATTTCATGTTGCTTGCTTTTACAGTCTTCATACAGTTACACTCCACTTACCATTGATTTTGAAAATCTTGTGTTTAATTCCTTGCTGATAAAGCTCAAAGCTGCTAACGAAAGCTTGTTTGCAAGTCATGTCATGCTACCTCTTTGAGTTGTTGTTTCACGTACCGATCAAGCATGTCAATGCCCATAAAGTTGATCACATCTTCTAGCGCCTCTTCATCATACGAAACGTAAGCATTATTTTCGTAAATCTGAACCATCTTTTCTACAGCGTAGGACTGCTCATGGTCTTTGACGTAGCTGATAGTTACGATAACATCCAGCGAGTCGATGATAATTTCTTTCTTGAGGATTTGCATGATTCTATCTCTTCGTTTGTGAGCCGCTGTCTGCTTGCTCTGTGTGACTAGTATCTCTCAGACCGAATACTCTGTCAACACCGTTTGTCGCCTTTTTAACCACCAAAAACCCAGTTCATAACTTGGACACTGCCCCAAATCCATACACCGCAGATCATGACCATTACATAAGAACTCACGACCATCTCAATCCAGCCAAGGTTTGGACGATGGGCTGAATGAAACGAGACCCCGAACACTAAAAATAATACGGCAGCGAATATAGTAAAGAATAGCCATGTAACTTTAAGAATCAACATACACCCTCCTATTTAAATTTCAAACCAGTCACCACCAACCTAGGCCAACAACTGCATTCTTCATCAGGCTTGTGGCATCTTGGACACATTAGAGGCAGCATGGCTATCTCCTTGAGCATATTCTAGCAAAAGGTTCTTGATGTCTTCATAACGGATGACAGGTCCGGTTGGTTCTGATGCATCAAGCAAGAGATCGACAGCCCTACCTAGCTTGACTTTTAGACCATTTATCTTTTTCCTTTGTTCAGAATCATGCTCTGCAATTACTGCACGATATTTGACAGGAAAGTCCTCTTTTAAAATCGTTGAATAGAACTCATATTTGTTCACTTATATCTCCTTTAATTCACTTTAGCAATCAATTCATCCAACAGCAGTATCTGAAAATCCATAAGCGCTTGAGCTGCAATAGCATCAGCTTCCATCCCATCTTGCTTGAATAGCTTTACATTCAAACTGTTCACGTCAATCAAGATTTGTAAAGCATCTTCTAAGTCATCGGCGGAGAGTTTGTAGGTGAATTGTCGGGTCATTTGGTTTCTTCCCCATGCGCAGCGACGGGCTGGGTGGCGAGGGCGTTAATTTTTCGGAACATATCTGTAGCTTCTAACAGAGCTTGCTTGAGCTTAGCATTCTCTTCCATCAATTCATCAATCTTTTTACACATATCAAATTCCTCCAATTGATTTAACAACTTTATTCACCAAATCACCGAGACTCTTGGACGACTCTACCACCTTGCCAGCTTCTTTGCATTGCCATATGTCTGTTTTGTTGAATGTGTAGCCTAGGTCTTTGAGGATACGTTGGGAGTTAGCAGTAGAGGTCTTCCAATTGTTACTATATTGCATTCGTTTAGTCCGCTTAATCGAGAAATGATAACTTAGCAAGACGAACTTCTTCACCCTTTGCTGTTGCTAAGTGATAGGCCTCTACAGCGTCTTCATAATAGTGAGGTCCAACAATATCTGAACACAGACCAAATTCATAAAACATCACAACAAACAACCCTTCTACTTTATCCATATCACACCTCGTCCACAGCACGGTTAGCGATCAGTTTATCAAGCTTAGGAATATACTCTGAAATCTCACCAGTAGTCAAGCAACGGGCGATGTAGGATTCACAATAAGCTTCGCCATCTTCCTCGACAATTACAGCTTCAATTTCGTAGCCAAGGTATTCAAAGTTTACAATGGTCATGGTATTTCTCCGAGAAGGTTACTAGGAAGTCACGGTATTGTGCGTCCTGTTGGGATAGAATATCTACCTCTTCAGCTTTCATGTCAACCCATGTAGCAAGGAAATTTCTCATAGTATTTTCTGATTGAAAATCAATAGCTGATAGACAATCTAAATAAGCACACTTTCTGTCTTCGTTGTCATTGGTTGGAATTGTGTCTAGCAAATCTTTCAGATCGTACATTCTATAACACCTATTCCATGCTGTCTAAAAGCCTCTCTACAGCTTAGGCAGGGACAGGAGGGGAGTAGATCCCCTTGTCGTCCAACTCTGCAAATGAGAGCCTTGTAGGGCCTATGGTGAGGTCTTAAGCGAAGACACGCCAAGGTTTCTGCATGCAAGTATGCTCTTTCGCCGTCGAAGCCTAGTTTCTGAGACAATTTCTTCTGATAAGGGTGAGTAGTTTGGTAATCGTTCACACCAAACGTCAAGATTCTATCCCTCTTGTCTACAATCAGACAGCTAACACGTTGTTGACCTTTGACGTTTGGAAGCTCCAGGGCCAGGCGGTAGGCTTTAGTCATTAGACTGTTCATTTTCTCTACTCTTCAGATAGCTTACCAAATCCTTATACTGCGCAAACATATCAGAATAAAGCTCGGCCGACACAGGCATATGAGCAACAGCAGAGATGAAACCTCTTAGCTCACTCAGCAGAGTATCACGGATGATGAAGAACTCAGGTTGTCGAGCTTGGTTGATACGAAATTCTAGCTCACGGAGTAGGCGAGTTTGGTTTTCGGTGTTCATGGCTATTCCCCTTTATTGTCATAATAAATAAACATATCACGCTGTCTCAACATCTGGTCAGCATACAGATATGCAACACCACAGACAGCCTCTTCAGCACGGCTAGCATTCTGACCTACAGTAGCAATCAAAGCTTGCATAGCCTTAGCTGCGAAGTAATCACGAAGGTCCATGCCTTCACCATTATGCGGATATCCTACAGGAAAAGCTGAACCGCCTGTTTCATTCTTACTCATTTCGCATCCTCCAATTTATCCAGTTCGTCAGCGTAGTAGAAGCAATCACTGCCTGCCTGATCCCGCCGAACCCAAATAGTGTTGTAATCAGGTTGCACGTAGGTCACAGTAGCATAAGCATCAGCACCGGAGCAACCAGCTTTAACCTTAACACGATCACCGATCTTAAGGGACTTCGCTTTGGTTTCTTCCCAAGCTTTAAGCCATTCCTGGGTATACCACTTGCGAGCTTTCTCCTTGAGTTCTTCAAGTTCCGAGTCTTCAATCTTGTTTTTCTGCATAAATTTTACTACGAAATTTCTCATAACGGCTTCCCTCTCATCCGATAATAGTTTGGCTTAGCTGCAATCCTGTCAGCGATTCTCTGACGATTGATTGCCAAAGCTTCGTCCGTTGGTGTGTAATCATTCTTACACCAAGCAGGCAGGTTGTCAAATCTTGTTTGCCATTCATCTAGATCAAAATCGAATCTATAACCTCTGTCGTAATGCTCAGCCAATAGGTCAAGCATCCTACCAAAGATGTATTCGGCCTTGTTAGCCATGAACAGCATATGACCTGCACCAAGGGTATAGACTGCTGGAATAGAACGCTTGGGGTCCCCGTGCTGCTCGATGTAGGTGAACATGCGGGGTAGCTCCCGGCACTCGGCTAGCAGATGCTGATCAGTTAGTTCGGCAGGATTCAAAATGTTTATACGAGTCATGATCCAGCTCTTCCTAAGTGCTTTGAATGCCCACTTTATACGCTGCCAGAAGCTCATGTCAAGCATTTCTTTGAGCTTAGATTCTGAAGCTTGCTGCTTTGTTTTAGCGAGCATTGTGGCAATAGAAATTTTAGCTTGTATAGATTCTTCATCAATGCCGATCAGCTCTAAGACTTCCCTATCAAATGCAGCTAACACCTCTTTACCATTTGACCAGCGGTATTTACGAATAGGTATCTCAATGTGTTCAATAGCTGACTTATCAATAATCGTATCGCTGTCTATGGGGTAAGCATTACGGATGTCCATCAGCCGAGTCTGTATGAGACAATCACGGTTGTAGCTAGGGACTCGATCTACTTTCAGGGTGTAGAGGTTTACGATTTGCATTTATCAATCTCCTTAATAATCACTATCAATGAAAACAATAATCTATTTGTTGCAGATTAGAGCTTTCCGTTATACAATGGATGTTGGATTATTTACATGGGCGTTTACCACGGTTTCCCCAGCCTTAGCAGGTAGAAGCAAAACCCGCCATAACTGGTTTGTTGAGGTCAGTATAGTTGATGCTGATCAGTGATGCAAGACCTTTTAAAACAAAGTGGAGGCTCTGAATAGCCGCAACCTCCGATGCTGCCCAACGAGCCCGGCACCTGTACAACCGAATGAGAAGGTACGATGCTTTCTCTAGCATGTCAAGGACTGATGTGCTTCCTGCGATAGTCGTAGGTTGTATGGCCCTAGAGGGTTAAATCTAGGGAGATGACATGTTCCATGGGAAAGGACATGAAGCTTGATTAGCTGTCAGGCTTAGGTATACTGGATTCTGTATAGACCCTCACTAAGGTCTAGCTTGTAGCTGTGATGAGCCCTTTTGGTTCGGAGCTATGGGCAGCAGATGAAGGTGATCTTGCGCACCCTAAAGAAAAGTATAAAGCTATCACTCACCCCTTTCTAATAGAAAATCACAATCAACAAACCTCTTGCATCCTCATCAGATCGTAGTAATCTAGACCTATCTAAAGCAAACACACCAACGAGGTGAGCGAGATGAGCAATTGCCAAGCAGTGCGTAGCTATATTGAGAACATCGTGGAAAACGACTTCTACACTGTAACCTTTGTTAAGAAAACTGATGGCTCGATTCGCAAGATGAACTGCCGCCAAGGCGTGTCCAAGCATAGCAAAGGTGGTGTGAATCGTTGTGCTGGGAAGGAAGACCTCATGCCTACCTACTCGATGGATGCTAAAGGGTATCGTACGATTTCGCTTGCAAACGTGATTGAGATCAGCCATAATGGTTCTGTGATTCGATTTTAGGAGTGGAATTAGAAATGAGCAATAAACTAGTTTTTGGAGTTGGTATTAATGACGTAGACTACCAAACACAAATTTTTGATCGTAGCGGTAGTAAACCTAGACTGGTTTTTGCTGCCCATTCTATCGTAAATGGAAAGATATGCTGTATAGGTGCGATCCTCCTAGCTGGGAAAAGAAGTTTCCTTATCATAGAGGTTGCACCGTAGTATCAGATTGGTTATACTTGAGCAACTTTAAAGAGTGGATGGAAACTCAAGATTGGGAAGGTAAACAGTTAGATAAAGACCTTTTGGTAAAAGGTAATAAGGTCTACGGTCCCGATACTTGCTGTTTTCTAGAAAAGAAAGTGAACATTTTCTTGACTGATAGTAAGAAAGCTAGAGGTGAGTGGCCTATTGGTGTTACTTATAATAAGCCTACTAAGAAATTTTTAGCTCATTGCTCTGATGGGAATAAAAATCAAATACATTTAGGACTTTTTGAATGTCCCCAAGAGGCACACAAAGCTTGGCTTGATTTTAAATTAAAATTAGCTGTAAAATACGCATCAGAAATTTCTGATCAAAGAATTGCTAAAGCGTTGATTGAAAGATATCAAAATTACCAGGAGTCTTAAAATGGACAAAGATTTTGAAACTGTAAAAAGATACATTGACTCATGCTGGCTCCCATCTCATTTCGAGATTTGTCGGAAGATGATTGATAATTATTCTAAACTACACGAACTTGATATCTACGGAGCAATGATGCTTGTGGATGCTTTGGAGATGAAAGGAGGGTATGATGATCAGCTCTAACTTTAAGAAATTTGTTTTACCGTTAATTGTAATTGCAACAGGTTGGATTCTATTTGCCTTGGCGACAAGCGCTGTTGTAAAAGGTTTACTATTTGTTTGGTCAGGCGTAATTACAATGCTATTTTTTATTTATTTGATAGCAAATCACCAAGATAAAATTGAAGCTTGGTTTAACCGCGATGGGTGGAAATAATATGACTCTTAACCAGCTTGATATGTTGAATGCAGAAGAACTGCTAGAACTTGCCCGTGATAACGTTCTTGCCGTTGATGGCTATAACTTTAGTGAGATCGTGTTGAGGGTTGCCGCTCACGAATGCAATAGGGGTTGGAACGAGCGTTCTGAGATAGTTTATAATCCAGTTGGTTGGGAGGATTATGACCATTGAGCAGTCCCACCAAGAGCTATACGATGCTTGCAAATCTATTCTGGTGATGATAGATTTTTACGAGGAACTACAGCTTGACGTGGAGTGGTTTAGGATAGATAGTCCTAGGTTGATCCTGATTAGGCAAGCTGTGTTGAATGCCGAGAGATTATTGGGGGAGATGAGTGATGGTAAGTCAATTTGATGCACAATGTCAGCTATTTTACAATGCACTAGAAGATATGCCTATTAGCTTCTTGAATGAGTTTGCGGAGAATCTTCCTGTCTACATTCAACAGCGAAAGCTTAAAGCGGCTGAAGCTTTGATTGAGAGGAAGCAAAGAGAGTTGAAGAGAAGTCATTTGAGGGTGGTGAAATGACTATTAAGAGTTTGGGATTTGAGTTTATCTTTACCGCGTTCTGGCTGGCTATGGGTTTTCTAATGGGCATGCCTACAGCAGCTAACAGGGAGCTAATAGATAAAGCACAGGTAGCAATCCAGCAATGTCAAAAAGACTTACCTCGCAGTCAAGTATGCGAACTTACGGCTAAAGTGAAGGAGAGCAAGTGATGAATATGAAAAATGCTATTGTAGCTGCTTACGTACACGCCTATGAAGCAGGTATAATTAACTCTCGTGAAGAAATGCTTGAGAAGCTTGTTATTGAGCTAACCAAACAGCTTGAGCGCATGGAACAGCAGGAAGCTCTGCGAGTAAGTAAAAAATGACCACCATCGCGAGTTATATTTTGCTGAATTATTATGTGGGAACAACTTGGAGCGGATGGCTTATGGTCCTGCCTGTGTTGCTGGATTTGGCGTTGATTGATAGGGTTAGTAAATGAGTTCGGTAGAGCGATACGGTATTACTATCGACCTATCACACGAGCACAAGACAGGTTGCCCACGTTGTATTCATAACGGACGTGATCATTCTAGGAACAACCTGCACGTCTATGGTGCAGGCAAGGGCGCCTTCTGCTGGAGTTGTGAATTCACGATTCCGAGTGATGAGTGGTTGGAAGAAAATGGCGAAATTAAAGAAGAGGAGATTGAACTGGTGGGTAGTTATTTTGATCTAGAAGTTAACGAAAAGATTAAGAAACAGACTGGCGTAGATAGTCGGGGTTATCGTAGTGTTCGTACAGACATTAGCAAGCCATTTGGAGTCCGCTATGGATACAGTGAAGAGACTGGTAATGTAGTATCTACCTATTACCCTACTACCCAAGGCTATGAGATTAGTGGCTATAAAGTCCGAGGTGAGCCAAAGAAATTTGAAGCAATCGGAGAGACTGGTAAAGACTGTGAGCTATTCGGTCAATTTCGGTTTAAGACTAATTCCGGCACTGTACTAATTGTCGGTGGTGAACACGATTGCCTAGCAGCATTTCAGATGCTATCTGATGCCCAGAAAAATAAGCAGTACGATCCAATTGCAGTTGTTAGTCCTACTATTGGAGAGACCGGGGGGTATAAGCAGATTCAAAAGCAGTATGCATTTTTCAGTCAGTTTAAGAAGTGCATCATTGCTATGGACTCCGACGAGGCAGGACAGGCAGCAGCAGAAAAGATTGCTAAGGTACTCCCACGCGGTAAAGTCTACATCATGAAGCAACGCCACAAAGACGCTAACGCGGCGCTTATTGAGGGCAAAGAGCAAGATTTTATTAATGACTTCTGGGCAAGCCAGCCGTACACACCAGCCGGGGTTCACGCCTCAACAGGTCTCTACAGGGCTGCACTTGATCGCCTAGATTTGAAGATGATCAGCTTGCCACCTTTTATGAAAAAAGCTGGTGCTATGCTAGGTAACGGCATTGTAAAGAAGGAGATTTGCCTTATCCTCGCAAAAACTTCTATCGGGAAGACGACTCTAATGTCTGGCCTGACTCAACATCTAGCTATCAATGAGCCGCAAGAGGTGACAGGCGTACTTTCACTAGAAGCTGATGCAGGAAAATTTTCCTTGAACCTTCTTTCATACCACCTGCAAAAACCTTTGCATCGTATGTCCAAAGAAGAGCGTAGGGAGTATCTAGAGCGGGCTGACATCAAGGCTAAGATTGACAAGCTTTACGAAAAGGAGGATGGCACTCCTACTCTGTATGTGTGTGATGACCGTGGGGCGAACTGGGATCAGATCAAAGAGAAGGTCTTGGAGATGATTATTTCTATGGGAGTGACTATTCTAGTAGTTGACCCTTACTCAGACTTGCTTTCTGGTATGTCTGTTAGTGAACAAGAGGAAGTTGCGACTTGGTTTAAGAAGATTATGAAGGAGTACGACATTACCCCTATCATTGTCTCTCATGTCCGTAAGTCTTCAACTGGCGCTAACGCAGGCCCTCTGACGGAGGACGACGCACAAGGCAGTAGCTTTCTAGTAAAAGCTGCGGGACAGACGCTTTCCTTAGAACGCGACAAGCAAAGCGAGTCCCCGATTGAACGTAATCGGACCTATATTAACATCCTGAAGAATCGGGACTTTAGTGAGACGGGTCCAGCAGGTAGTATGTATTTTGACATCCAAACATCTAATCTGTATGATTACGACGAATGGGCACAAGAAAACCCACAGGAGTTTTGAATTTGAATTGGTCTGAAGTTTTTAAATATGATGAAGATAGCCCAACTTGTCTATCTTGGATTGATCCATATCGAATCGGGCGTGGAGGTAAACCTGTTAGACGTGTAAACAATGGTTGGGCAGGAAATGTTAACAAAGAGGGTTATCCAGTCATAACCTACAATAAGTGGCCCTATGCAGCTTATAAAGTTGTATGGGAAATGCATAATGGACCTGTCCCAGAGGGGAGGAGTATTATGCACAAAGATGGTAATGTCCTAAATGTGAAAATTGAAAACCTTGAACTCAACTTTGAAATTGATAGGAGTGAATACAAATACGGATCATATTTAGCAGAGTTCTTTTATTATGATGAGGCATCGCCAAGTGGTTTGAGATGGAAAAGGGTTTACAATAAATCCAGCACGGTAAAAATTGGGGATGTTGTAGGTTCTAATGACAAAGGTTATTGGCGAGTTCATGCACTTGGCGGACATTATAAAGCGCACAAAATTGTTTGGGCTCTAAATAATAATTTTCAGAATCAAGATGGCCTGCATATCGACCACATTGATGGCAACCCTTCTAACAACTGTATTGAAAATCTGAGGCTTGTTGAGCACACACTCAATGCCCGTAATAAACCGATGATGAAGAGTAATACTTCAGGTATTCATGGGGTTTGTTTTCAAACAGTAAAGACAAAGGCTGGAAATTATGTTGATCGGTATGTAGCTGCGTGGAGAGATTTAGAAGGCAACCCTAAGACTAAGTGCTTTTCAGTTAATAAGTACGGAAAAGAGCTTGCAGAATTCTTGGCAGAGGAGTATCGTCTCAGCCAGATTGAATTGCTAAACCTAGCCGGGGCTGGTTACAGCGCGAGGCATGGATCATGAAATAGGAGATTAAATGAAAGCGATATACAACTGGCAAAAAGCTACTGTAGCCGATTTAGAATCGGACGGGCTGCTCCGAGAGGCTACAAAGATTCATGTGGTCTGCTGTCATATGGTCAACGGAAAAGACGTAACCATTGAAGGTTCTGACCATGACCGTATCAAAGCTTTCTTGAACTATCACCTAGATAATGAGATTCCCCTTGTAATCCATAATGGAATCTCTTTCGACGTGGTCTTGCTTGAGAAGCTTCTGGGTATGAACTTGTCTAAGCTTATGATTATTGACAGTTTGGCTATTAGCTGGTATCTAAACTTTAACCGTCAAAAACATGGCTTGGGTACGTTCCACGAAGATTACGGTATTGAGAAGCCTCCGGTTGAGGACTGGGAAAACCTAACCTATGAAGAGTATGCCCATCGATGCTCCGAGGACGTTAAGATTAACGTAGCTCTTTGGGAAGACTTGAAAGAAAGGCTTGTTGAGCTTTATACCTTGGCACAAGAACAAATTGACAGTGGTAATGTCGGTGGCAAAAGGATGTTTGCCAAGGAGAAGATTTACATTGATCAGTTTGTTGGACAACCTATTGAAAAAGCTGTAGATCGTATCTTGACTTTCCTAATGTTCAAAATGGATTGTGCCCGCTTACAGGAACAGACTGGCTGGGATGTTGATACCGAACTGCTGGAATCTTCAATTAAGCAACTGACTGCTGAAGGTGAAAAGGCAAAGGCAGAACTAGAATCTGTCATGCCACAAGTGCCAAAGTATGCAGATAGAAAGCAGCCAGTTAAGCCTTACAAAAAGAATGGAGAACTGTCAGCATCAGGTGAAGCTTGGGAGGAAGTTAAGAAGTTAATTCAATCTAAAGCTGTTGATGAGTTTGGCAATCCAATGGTTAAACCTTCAACCAAAGAGGGTTCTGTTAAGGTCTTGACAGGATACGAACCACCAAACGGTAATAGCCCAGATCAGATTAAAGCGTTTCTGTATTCAAAAGGGTGGAAGCCCGAAAGCTTCAAGTATGAACGGGATGAGGAAGCTTTCAGCGCATGGGTTGCCCGGAAGCCAAGAGAAGGTGCAAGGCGTGAAGCTTGGACGGCATGGAAGAACTCCAAACCCGAGGACAGGGCTATTCCCCAAATCACCATCCAAGGTGATGAAGGTAAGGAGCTCTGCACGTCGCTAGAGGAGCTAGCTGAAGAGGTTCCAGAGATTAAGGTATATGCTAAGTATTGTGTGCTAAAACATCGCCTAGGCGTTCTAAATGGCTTTAAGCGGGATATGTATGAGGGTAAGTTGCAAGCACGTATTAAAGGCTTTACTAATACCCTTCGAGTACAGCACGCAGAGATTGTAAACCTTGCAGGTGTAGATAAGCCTTATGGTAAGATTGTTCGTGGCGTTCTTGTGGCTGGTAAAGGTAAGGTAAGTGTAGGCTCTGACTTGAGTAGTCTTGAGGATCGTACAAAGCACCACTTCATGCTACCCCATGACCCTGAATATGTAGCTACAATGCAGGAAGATGACTTTGATCCACATATTTTGATGGCACTGACTGCCGGGATGGTTACTCAGGAAGAGTTTGATGAATTCAAGAAAGGTAATAAGACTGCCAATGCTAAAGCAGCGCGTAAGAAAGGTAAGACAACTAACTATGCCTCCGTGTACAATGCCGGTCCTGATAAGATTGCTATTGCGGCAGGTGTGTCAAAAGCTGAAGGTAAGCAACTGCACGAAGCATACTGGAAGCTAAACTGGGCTGTTAAAGCTATCGCAGATGAGCAGGTTGTGGTGACTGATAATCGTGGTAACAAGTGGCTTGTAAATCCAATCAATGGATTCTGCTATGCCTTACGTAAAGAGTCTGACCGATTCTCTACCCTGGCTCAAGGTACAGGTAGCTTCTTTTTTGACATGTGGGTTGACAATATCCTAAATGCTATGCAAGAGAAGTACGGACGTAAGACCCTTACTGCCTCGTTTCATGACGAAAATGTCTTAGTAATCAAGGACTTACAGAAGTATAGAGATGAGTTTAAAGAAATTATCGGTAGCAGTATTGACAAAGTGAACGAAGAGTTTAAACTACGCAGGAAGCTTGGTTGTGAAACTCAATACGGCCAACGTTACAGCGAGATCCATTGATGATAAAAACCCGTTGACATCGCTGTAGAATAATCTATAATGGTTGTACCCAAATTAATCTGAAAGGAGAGTGTGATGAAAGTTGTACAGCAAGAGATTAAATTCCAACCAGTAACTATTACACTTGAGACTCAAGACGAGCTAGATATTTTGATTGCAGCTTTGAATAATTCACCAAGTGAACTCAGAGGTTTATGGTTCAACCTTGGTGAGGGCGGGGAATTAAATACAAGCAAATCATATGATATGTTTCACCAACTGTATGCACTAACCCAATTTAAAGGAGAAACCAAATGACCAATTTCGTATACGCAATCGTAAGCAAAACCAACGGCTACATTGTCGACGTAGCTTTCTCACGCGACTCTGCCCGAGAAGTGAAACGCCAGCTTGAACAAGAATACACTGGCAAGTTTCATATTCATCAGATGGCTAAGACAAAACGGGTTCGGTGACTATGCAAGCTATTACAGCAGCCCTAGGCTTTCTAGGAATCTTCGTACTACTCTTGGTAATCTCAGTGTCGCCATTCTTGTTCGTGTACACTGTATATTGCCTAGTAGTGTGGGAATTTTATCTACTCGCAAGCTTGCTTTACACTTGGCTATTTAGTATCATTGCAAGTGTGTTGCTGATGGTTGTGAGTAATATCGGTCTGAAACAAAAGTTCAAAATCAAGTAAACCAAACAGGAGAAATAATATATGACTAAGCAAGTATCCAACGTTATCGTCAAAGCTCTACCAAAGAAAGGTGATCTAGAGAACTTCAACGTATACATCACCAACGTTCCAGTGTTCTATGCGTCTGTACAAGAGCCTAAGCTTAAGTATCAGTCTCAAACTGAGAAGGAATTTTCTGCTACTGTATTCGTTCCAGAAGATGTTAAAGATAAGCTTGATGATGAAGTAATGCTGAATAAGCAGTTTGCCCAAGTGGGTGTTACTAAAACCACCAAGCCACCTAAGAAGATCAAGTATCCTCTATCTTCACAAGTTGAAGAAGGTAAGGCGAATTATGATGCTGTCAAAGGTCTTTGGGGCTTCACGGTAGCTAAGCCTGAGATCAGTAAAGCTGGCAACAAGATGTCTGTTAACGTGATTGACACTGAAGGTAATGCGTTTACTGATTTGGTTGGTAATGGCTCTATCTGTACGCTTAAGCTGTTCGGTTACCGGAATCGCGATGGTCAGCTTGTTGTGACTCTAGATACGCTGCAAGTTGTCGAACACGTTAGCTATGAAGGTAAAACTTCATCTGATCAAGTTGATGACGAAGTTCTAGGCAGCTACAAGGTTAAAAAGGTTGAAGCTAAACCTGCTGAGGAAGAACAAGCCCCAACACGTAAGCCAGCACCACAGGTTGAACCAGAAGATGATCTGGACTCCGAGCTACCTTTTTAGTCTAAACTGACACAGGCTCAAGGATGAGCCAACATTAAAGGAGAGAGAAATGAAAACCGTAATTGCATTCTTTGACTATATGTCAAATACACAAACACTGGAGTGCTATGAATATGTAAATGTAGGAGAGGGCGGTGATTATGAAACTGTTGTGGAATTCTTAAATGCGCTTAAGAATAATGGTCGTAAAGCTGGCTTCACTCTTAAACTTAAAAACGTTGTAGTAGCTTAAGGAGAATAAACAATGCTAAACCAAACTGAACTTTTCCAAAACCTAGCCCGCCTAGAAGGTCAGAAGCTAGCCCTATCCGAAGACATTCGCCAGCTAAAGGCTGACAGCAAAGTGTCTGAAGACAATTCTTCTGGTATCAGTGCTGAAGAGATTAAGCTGATTGCTGCGGCTGCAAAACTTTATGCTAAGAAAGACTTCTTTGAAAAGAAGGAGCAGGCGGAAGCCGTGTTTAAGAAGTATGTCGAACTCTCTGGAGAGGATGAGTGATGCTAAAGCCTAATATGGTTATGTGTTATGTAGAAAGTCTGTTTACTTCTACCAAAGATAAGTATTATGCTGTACAACTTGAAGCAATCAATGAAGCTCTCAAAGTTCTTGGTGAAGAAAAAGCAAAGCTTGAGGGTAAGGTTGTAGCGGATCAAATCAAAGAGCAGCTAAACAAAGCTTTCACTGATGCTCGTCTAAACTATCCTCAGAGTCGTTAATATTAATAGGGAGCTTCGTGCTCCCTTCTCTTTAGGTGAGATATGAACTCTATAGAAATTAAACTATCCTACCCTGACTGCAAGATTGTCTATCAGATTGATCTAATCAAGCTTACTGCGAATGTGATTAGCAATATTGGCGATAAGCAGTTTTTAGGGACAGTAGAGTATGGGAAATTGCCTGAGAAGGTTAAGATGATGGTGGAGGTGATGGTTGAAAAGGATTCTATTGATTGATGCTGACACACTTTTATACTCCTCAGCTTCAATGCAGCAAGTTAACCGCTGTCTAGTTACTCACATTGCTTCAAGTCGAACTAAGCTCTATGAATCAAAGACTGAGTTTAACAATTGGCTTAAGAATCAAGAGAAGTGGAAGAAAGAAGATTTCAGCTTTCAAACACAAAGCTCAGTTGAAGGTGAACCACGATTTGCATTCCAAACAATTAAACAGAAAGTAGAGAATATCTTTGAATCGTCTGGTTGTGATGACTACCAAGTTTGTATTCAAGGACAAGGGAACTTTAGGAAATATTATCAGTCTGAGTACGTGCAATACAAAGCACAGCGACCACCTAAGCCTCTCTTGTTTGAAGAGTGCTTTGAATACACAGTTAAGAAATACAAAGGTCGTTGCTATGTTGTCGAAGGTGAAGAGACTGATGATTACGTAACCTACATGGCTTGGGATAGTTATAATCGAGCGTTGGAAGCTAAGGATAAGAGTCAAGCTAATATTGTTGTGGCTTACTGTGATAAAGATATTAAAGCTAATGCAAGAGGTTATCTGCTGAACTACAATAAGCTTGAACAGGGTATATTCTGGAACGATGCTTTGTCACAAGCTAAGGCATTCTGGACACAGACTTTGATGGGTGATGCAGCAGATAACGTTCCAGGGCTCCAGAAGCTCGCTGACGTAACGAAACAGCATTACCGCATATCTACTACGGGAGTTGGTCCAAAGGCCGCTGAGAAGCTTCTGGAGGGCTGTCAGACGGAAGCTGATATGGCAACAAGGGTGCTGGAAGCCTATCAAGAATCTTGGGGTGATGAAGGAATAAAACGCTTGCAAGACAACTGCTTCTTCCTGTATCTTCGTAGGCGAGAGGGTGAGACGTTTAGTCTTGGTGAATATTTGGAAGGATTGGGAGTAGACATTAATGGCTGAACCATGGATTGAGTACCCTGAGCTTTGGCCCACCAAGAGTAGCTTCTTTGTTTTCCTGAGAGGATGTCTTAGACGTGGAATCTGGGAGAAGTATCCACCAAAGTTGATGTTTAAGAATGAGTCAGCTTACAAGCCACCAGAAGGTTATCAAGGTAAGGCAAAGAGATTAGGTAAGTGTGCTTTGACAGGAGAGGAAGTAGCAATTTCTAAGCTTGAGGTAGATCACTTAGAAGGTCATGTAAAGTTCACTGATTGGTCTGATATTGAAAATTTCATTAAACACTTGTGTGCATCTAAGGGTAACATGCAGCTTGTGACTAAGGAGGCCCATAAAATCAAATCGTATAGTGAACGTATGGGTATCAGTTTTGAAGAGGCTTGGGTGGAGAAACAGGCTATACAGATTTGTAAGGGAGATTCTAAGCAGTGGCTTATTGATAAAGGTATTGAGCCTAAATCAAATGCTAAACTAAGACGACAGCAAGTTGTGGAGGTTTTGAAGAATGAGTCAAATGGAACGAAATAAAGGTAAACTTATCCCTACTGAAATTACCGAAGAAGTTGCAAAACAAGCTGTGATTGACAAGGGATATTTACTGCAAGAGTATTATGAAAATTACCTAGAACAGTTTTCGGACGATCCGAGCTGGTATGCTGAAAACGTAGTTCGTGTTGACGGTCGGTGGTATAGAGTAGAATTTGAAATTGAAGGTGGAGATCTAGACTTCTTTGCTAATGTGAAGAAGAATCCAGACGGTTCAATTGATTTTGACACCTATCACTACAACGGCGGTGGTCATTGGACTGAAGTAGTTGCTGGAGCACTTAAATGAGATATAAATTCGCAAGAGACGATGATGGACATTGGTATCTAATACCAGTATACCAAGCAGAGATGTTCTATAAGATTTTACATGAGGGAGAAGACGATTGTTGGTGTGAGTTTAATAACAGCTTTGGTGAATACAGGTGTGATCATCCTACCGACTATACTTTCGAGAATCCAGAATGAGTAAAGTCATAAACCTACCTACACCACATAAGGTGGACTTAAAGAATCTTGACGAACAACAGATTAAGTTCTATAAAGATTCAATGAATAACCTACTAAATTGTTGGGATACTTTGGCGCCAGAAAAACAATATCAAATGTTTGAGAACGTAGTTGGTTATTCGTTTAGTCAACTTGATACGATTGTATTTCTACAGAAAGCATTAGAGGAGAAGTTTAGTGGATAACAAAGAGTGGAAACAAACTGCTGTTGAAATGGCCATTGCTGGCATGTCTTGGCGTTCGATTAGCAAAGAGCTAGACGTAGCCCGTAGCACTGTGAGTGACTTTCTTCGTAAACACTTCAGCGAAGAGTATCAAGAAAAGATTTCAAAGAAAGATAAACCTGTAGTGCGTAAGTACAGTGCGGAAGACGACAATAGTCGAATTCTCCTGATTAGTGATATGCACATTCCTTATCACCACAAGCATACGCTCAAGTTTCTGCAATATCTTAAAGATAAATACCAGCCTACCCGGATTATCTGTCTAGGCGATGAAGTTGACGGGCATTCCCTGTCATTCCACGATCACGATCCTGATCTAGCATCAGCTGGTGACGAACTTCGGCAGGCAATCCCGGTGATTAAAGAAGTAGAGAAGATGTTCCCTAAGATGGATCTTTTGGAATCTAACCATGGGAGCCTTGTTTGGAGAAAAGCTAAGACTAATGGAATTCCTAAGCACTATATTAAGACCTATAATGAGGTTCTTGGTGTAAATAGCGATTGGAAGTGGCATTTTGATTTGACTATCAAGCTTCCTAACGGACAGCATTGTTACTTTCACCACGGCAAGGTTAGTAAGACTATCCAACTGAGCCAGCAAATGGGCATGAATGCTGTACAAGGCCATTACCACAATAACTTCAGCATCGAGTATTGGGGAAATCCAATTGGCCTTTTCTGGGGTTTCCAGATTGGATGTTTGATTGACGACAATGCTCTGGCGTTCAGCTACAACAATGTCAACGTAAAACGCCCTGTATTGGGAACAGGACTGATCATTGACTCTATTCCTATCTTAGAACCGATGATCCTTGATAAAAATGGCGACTGGATCGGACCTAGTGGACAAGTATAAGATTTACCAAGACCAGCCTGAGAAGATTTTTCAGGCTTTAACTTACAACGAAGAGACGGGAGATTTCTTCTGGAAAGAAGATAGACCTTTAGACCACTTCAAAAACATCAGTGCATACAGAGTATGGAAGACTAGGTTCTCTGGTAAAAAGGCTGGGCATATTACTAAAGGACTAAACACAGAATATGTTTCAATCAGAGTCTTCCATAAGCTATACTTAGCCCATAGGCTTGCTCATTTGTTTGTAAAAGGTAGTTGGCCTGAAAATGAAGTTGACCATATAGACGGTAATGGACTTAACAACTCTTGGTCAAACTTAAGGGATGTAGAGAAGTTTGTTAATGGCAAGAATAGTCAGAGGAAGAAAAATAACTCTTCTGGCGTCAATGGTGTATACTGGCACAAAAGCTCGATGAAGTGGGTTGCCGAAGGTCATTGGACAGAAGAGGGAATAAATAAAAAGAAGTATCTGGGTATCTTTGAAAAGATTGAAGATGCTGCAAAAGCTCGCTTAGAATGGGAACAGGAGATAGGAGGTTTTGGAGAAAGACACGGAAAACCTGCTTGACACAACCCCAAATCAATGAAATACTATAGCTCAGTCAACCCGGCTGAGCTTATCTTAAGGAGAACAAATTGAGCTTTAACGTACTAGACAGCTATAACTCTACCGTAGATTTTAACCTTGTTGCTGGTAACAAATACCTGCATTTCGATGATATTAGCTTCCTGCAAGTGGTTAAACGACAAGTAGCTCTGATTGCAGAAGAGTGTAAGGAGCTAGAAGAGGCTGTAGCTGTAGAAGATTGGACTGAAGTAGCGGATGCTGTCTGTGATATTCGTGTAGTATCTGACTGGCTACAAGAGCTTTTGTATCAAGCAGGTTTTGATATGGAATCAGCAATGGAAGCTGTAGCTGAGAATAATATGAGCAAGCTCTTCAAGACTTATTCTGAAGCTTTGGAGACTAAAGAATACTACGAAGAGGAAAAGAACCTTTCAGTGTATATTGAGTCTAAGTTCTACAAAGGTAAAGATTGGTTTGTTGTTAAGAATGCTGAAACTGGTAAAATCTTGAAGCCTAAAGGTTTCGTATCCGTTGACCTGACTAAGTTTGTACCGGAGGTGTAATGCTCGTCTATCTAGCTTCTCCTTATAGCTACAAAGCAGATGAAGCTCTAATGGAATGGCGCTATCAAGAAAACCTGAGAGTGTTGACTGAGCTTACTCTGCAAGGTATTCCCGTGTTTAGTCCCATCGTTACTAGTCACAACATGTCAGCACAATACAAGCTACCCTGCACGTTTGACTTTTGGGAAAAGATTGATTTCGGAGTCATTGACCATTGCAGCCATATCTATGTTATTATGCTGGAAGATTGGGATAACTCGATTGGTGTAACTAAAGAGTTGGAATATGCTAAGAAGCTTGGTAAAGAGATTGTTTACTTGGATATGAATATTAAGAAGGAGGTGGCTTAAATGAAAGTTCGTTACATTAAACCTAACGCAAGTGCTGAAGAACAGACGATTGGTAAAGTTTACGAGCTACTAAAAGACTCTGAAGAAGCTTACTATTTTCTGGACGACGAGGGGCAATCGAATTATAATTATTATTATTTTCCTAATTCATTTGAAATGATTTCAGAAGAAATCAAAGCTGAGCAAGTTCACTCGCCTAAGCACTACAATGTTCTAGAAAACATTGAAGCTATCCAAATCATCGCAGGTTCAATGTCTCAAGATATGTTCAAGGGATACTGTTTGGGCAATATTCTTAAATACCGTCTGCGTTGTGGGGCTAAGGATGATGTGAACCAAGAGCTTGCTAAGGCTGATAAATATAAAGAACTTTTTACTAAATACAAGCATCTGTGTAAGGAGGACAAATGATCCTTTTTACTGCCTCGTGGTGTTCATCTTGCTCTGGTCTAAAGAAAACCCTTGACAGCAAATGCATTAGCTACGATACTGTGGACGTGGATTCGGAAGTCGGCATGGAACTAGCAGCAAAGCACTGCATTCGTTCACTTCCGTCAGCGTTGATTGATGGTAATGTTCTATCTGGTGCTCAGAATATTTTGAAAGCGATTTAAGGAGAGAGAATTGAAGACCAGCAATATTGAAGTTAACCTGATTGATCATTGTGGTACTGACGCAAGCGTATCGAACGCAGCAAGAGTTAGCTTCAATAAATGGAAGGATGAGTTTGACAGTAAGGATGAGAAGCTTATTAAGTATCTTGCTAAACATAAACACTTTAGCCCCTTCAACCACTCATTCATCTCTGTTCGAGTCAAGGCACCTGTGTTCGTAGCACGCCAACTTGTAAAACATAAGTTCATGCCTTGGAATGAAGTTAGTCGTCGTTATGTCGATGAAGAGCCTGAATTCTATGTGCCCGAAGGTTGGCGTAGTAAAGCTGAGAATGTGAAACAAGGAAGTAGTGATAGATTGGTTGATTTATCGCCGATTGAGACAGCAGAGAATTCAGAAGGTAATTGTATCAGCTATCCTGAAGAGGTGTTCCAAAATGCTGTTGACACATACAACAAAATGCTAGAAATTGGCGTGTGTGCTGAACTTGCTCGCTCAGTGCTACCACAATCAATGATGACAACATGGATTTGGAGTGGTACACTAGGCGCATTCTGTGATATGCTTAAGCTACGTCTTGATCCACATACACAGCTTGAGACTCGGATTGTTGCTGAGAAGATTGCAGAGATTGTTAAAGAACTTTTTCCTGTAAGTTATAAGGCGCTTGTAGAAGGAGAATAAAATGCCAGTCTTCACCAATGCGGAAGAGTACCCTATCTCCCAATGGCTGTATGACGTAGTTGATTTGATTAAGATCAAAGAGATGATCAGCCGTAAAGAAGCTCAGAATCGTTTCTTTGACAATGCAGAAGAATACCTTGCATACTACTGGCTGTGTCTAACTCCAGAAGATGCTTTTCATAAATTTTGGGGAGAGAAAATGTAATGTCAGTACCATTCGCACTAAGCTTTTATGACCTAGCTCAAGTAGACGGGTTTAACCAAGCCCTTAAAGATCAGAACAAACCAGCTATCAATGATATTCTCTATCGTTCAGGAATGTGTGTTGATTTAGGTTATGACATTGTAAGCTGTACCCATCGCGTATTGACCCGTAAAGAGCCCTGGACAGGTCCTAGGTTTGAGGGATACGAACGTACTGACCATGCTTACATCGCAACGGGAGCAGCCTCCCTAGACGCTTATATTGCATCTTGTGATGATGCTAGTCTTCGTGTAGACTTGAAGATGCACAGTCGTACTAGCTGTGATAAACAGGTAGATGATATGCTAGAACGTGCAGCCTACAGTGAAGCGCGTAAAGTTAGTAAACAATTGAGCAAGGAGGGTTAAGTGACTTTCGACTTTAATCAAAAAACACGGATTCAGACACCGACTGATAGTTATACTCGACACTATCCAAAGATTGTGGAGTTGGCTAACAAACAGCTTGAGGATCAGCTTTGGTTTAGCTCAGAGATGATTGTAGAGCTTGATCGAATGCAGCTTCTTTATGAACTTAGTGAAGAACAACTTCATGCAGTTAAGACAGTTCTTCAATTGTTTCTGCGTTACGAACTAATTGTTGGTGAGGAATACTGGAACTCTCTGGTTATTAAAGAGTTCCCCCGGCCTGAAGTTAAACTTGCGGCAAGTATTGTAGGTATGACCGAACTTGCAATCCATGCTGAATTCTACAATCAAATTAATACTGTACTGGGAATGGATAAGGATGAGGATTATATTGCCTATACTAACAACCCTGAACTAAAGGCTCGGGTAGATTGGTTGGATGAGATTATTTCTAGTGAGGATAAAGTCCTATCTGCTATTATCTTTTCTCTGACTGAGACTGCATTGCTATTTAGTTCTTTTGCTATCTTGAAAAGCTTTCAGTCTAATGGCTATAATCTGATTCCTGTTATTGCTCGTGGAGCTAACCAATCAGCAATTGATGAAGACCTTCACGGCATCATTAGCGCAGAGATTATTAACACACGTTATGCAGAGCTTGGTAAGCCTCTTGTAGAAGATAAGGTGAGAGTCAGAAAGATCAACGAAGCAGTAAAATACGCATACGAACACGAATGCCTAATCATTGACATGGCAATCCCTGGAGATTCACTTAATGGGGTTAAGAAGAAAGAATATAAAGAGTTTGTTAAACGTCGCCTTAATATCTATCTAGAACGCTTGGGTCTTCCTCACGCATTCAAAGAAGGTGAGTGTAGCATTAAGGACTGGTTTGAAGATAACACCTATGCTTATAAGGTGATTGACTTCTTCTCTGCCGGCATGGGGATGGAGTATGAGATGGGTTGGAATGAAAAGAAATTTACTTCAGCTTGGGAGGAATAAGTGCTAAATTTTTCTGAAATGCGTAAGAAACAACAAGAGCAGGGTGAATGCCCTGCTTGGTTCACTACTGGTGGGCTACAGCTTTTCTACAACAAGTATTCATACAAAGGAGAGACTGTCAAATCTCGCTTTGAGACTGTTGCTAAAGCCCTTGCCCAACATGCACCTAAAGCCTATCCTGAATGGTGGGAGCTTGATCCATACACGGCAGGTAAGACTTGGGAACAAGCTTTCTTTCAAACTTTGTGGGATGGTCTAGTAAGCTGCTCTACTCCTCTGCTGTCTAATGGTGGGCTGCGTAAACGTGGTACTACTGTTAGCTGCGCTGGTGGTTATGTGGGTAATAACTTGTTTGATCGTTATAATGCAGTCACTGAAGCTGCTATCCTGACTAAACACAGCCATGGGACTAGCTACTCTATTGATCATTGGCCGCATGAAGGTGCAGAACTTAAACGTGGTGGTCGTAGTCTTGGTGTTATGCCATTGATTCGAGACTTTATTAATGGTATGGAGGAAGTAACTCAAGGTAGTCGTCGAGGAAGCCTAGCTTATAGCCTACGCCCCCAACATGGAGATTTTGACAAGGTAGTTAAACATCTCTACGAACGTACTGAGTCGAATAATGTTGGCTGGCTATTTGATGATGAGTTTTGTCGTCTACTACAAGATCAAGACCCTGAAATGCTACGCCGATTCCAGCGTATTCTCGGTGTTAAGATGCCTCGTGGTAAAGGGTATATGACTTTCATCAGTAAGATGAATAGACACCTTGCAGAAGCTTTCCGACGCAAGGGGATGACTGTAAAGGCCAGTAATTTGTGCCAAGAGACTTGCTTACCTTCAGACGAAGAGTATACCTTCTCTTGTGTTATCCTTAACTACAATTTGGAGCTTTATGATAGCTGGCCTGAACATCTCGTTTTCATTGGACAAGTAATGTCCGATTGTAATATCAGCGAGTACCTAGCAACCATGGATGAAATGACAGACCTTGATAAGAAGGCAATGTCAAAGATTTATAAATTTACTAAGGAGTTCCGTTCACTGGGTAGTGGTGTTCTTGCTTGGCATACTCTGATGCAGAAGAAAGGCATTAGTGTTTCATCGCTTGATTGTATGTTTCTGAACAATCAGATTTTCAAACATCTGGATGATGAGTCTAAGAAAGCTACGCATTGGCTGGCAGGGGTTTTAGGAGAGCCTGAGGGTTGTAAGGGGTTAGGTATTCGTAATGCTACGCGCCTTATGATGCCCCCGACTAAATCTACTGCTGAGCTTATGGGTGGTGGTTCTGAGGGTATTGGTCTTGACACTGCCATGGCATTTACTAAGCAATCTGCAGGCGGTGAGTTCTTCAGGATCAACAAAGTTCTACTTGAACTTATGAAAGAAAAAGGTGTATTCAACGAAAAGACTGTTAAGGAGATTATTAAAGCTAAAGGAAGTGTGCAGAAAGTAAACTGGTTGAATGAAGAAGAGAAAGCTGTATTCAGAACTGCATTTGAGATTCCAATGGAAGATTATCTACGGCTATGTTCACAGCGTCAAAGATACATTGATCAGGCTCAATCTATCAATCTCTATTTTACTTCTAACGACAGTGAGGAATACATCAGTAAGATTCACAAGCTTGCTATTGAGGACGAGGGGATTCTCTCTCTGTATTATATCTACAGTATGCGGGGAGCTGGTGAAATCAGTCGAGTCACTGATTGTGAGATGTGTCAATAAGTGATATACTTGATACCCTGCACTTAATTGTGTGGGGTATTTTTATATAAGGAGGAAAGTAATGAAAAAGCATCCAATATACCCACAATATTCAGCAAATGAGTTAGGCGAAATTTATGGACCAAGAGGTAAGGTAAAACCTATTCTGCACCACACTGGCTATAATGTTATCACAGTAGCTTACAAGCAATTTCGCTGGCATAGATTTGTGTGGGAATGTTTTAACGGGCCTATTGAAGACAAAAAGCTTGTTATTAATCACATTGATGGAAACAAAGAAAATAATACCCTTTCTAACATTGAGCTTGTTAGTCAGTCAAGAAATGCTTTTCATGCCTTTGAAAATGATTTAAGAAAGGGTATGCCAGGAGAGTCACATGTCTCATCTAAAATCACAGAAACTGAAGCCATTGAAATGATCGAGCTTATGAGGCAGGGTTATACCAATAAAGCGTTAGCAGAAATCTACCCACTCCACCCAAGATACATTTCTTTGATTCGTCATAAGCGACGCTGGAAGGCTTTATGGGAAAAGCTTGAAAATCAGTAACCCGACCGACGGTAGTAGACGCTTTCACTAGGTCTGCTATCATTCACCTCAGACAGCAAGCAATCGTCTAAACCAAATCAATCTTTAGGAGAACCAAATGAAAACTTTCGCTATCACCGCTATCGCCCTTGCTCTATCCACTCAAGCCTTTGCTGCTGAAACCACCCACGTTTACGAGAATAAGGGCAACATCTACAAAACTCATGCAACCCTTGCTGACCTTCGTACTGTTGAGACTGAACTTAATAAAGACACAAATGGTAACTCGGTGGCCTTGAAGATTCACGATGGTCAAATCAAAGACCTACAAGCTAACAAAGCTGATCGCTCAGAAGTAAACGCAGTCAATCGTCGAGTAGATGTAGTGGCTGTTCAAGCTAATGCAAACACTCAGAATATTAAAAATGTAACTGAGCGAACTAGTAATAACACCAAAGTTATCCAAGACCATGAGACTCGTATTACTAACAATACAATTAAGGGTGAATCGCTGGAGTATGCAACCAAAGACCTACAGAAACGTGCTACACAAACAGACTATACCCTAAACGAATATGGTAACAAACTAGACAGCTACGGCTCATCTCATGATGCTCTAGCCTCTAACATGGCTCAGTATCAAAGCCGCACAGATAGCCGTCTAGACACTCTGGAAAGTGATGTACGACAAGCTAAAGAAGCAGCTGCTGTAGCTTTAGCTGTGGCAGGATTCGCCTACTGTACTGATCTAGACTGTGGTGTACAAGCTGCTGTATCAGGCTCTACAATCGCTGGTAAGCAAGCCCTGGCTGTAGGCGTTGGTGGTGCTGTTAGCGAGAATCTATTCTTCAACGCAGCCTTTAGCCAATCTGGTTCTACTCGTGGTGGTGTTGTCTCAGCTACCTATCGTCTGAAGTGATGTGACTAGCCCTGCCTCCTAACAAGAGGTGGGGCTTTTTCTTGTCTATCAAAAAATAAATTTGAAAATGTTGTTGACACAGGTTAGCTACTGAACCATACTACCCCTACCGAAGCAGAAAGCTTCACAGACAAAGGAGATTTGAAGTGAATAGTGAACTGTTTTTCTTGAATAGTCAGAGAAAGAGGACAAACCATGTATTGCATTTGATTCTATCCATAATCTCAGGAGGCTTGTGGATTCTGGTCTGGTTGATTGTAGCTACAGATAATGCGTCAATTAATAGGTCCATTGATAAAAAGATGAAGAAACTTTTTGATGACAAATGAACAAAAGCTAGAGCATTTTAGCTGCCTACTACGCCACGCAGAAATGTTTAAAATGCCCTTGCTAATCGCATACTATGAGCGTAAACTTGAAGCTATCAGCAAGGAAATATACAAATGCAAGCAATCCTAGAAGCAATCATCTCTTACCTGACTTACGGAAACTGAGGAATACAAAATGAAACGTTCAACCAAATCCCTGATCGGTGCTGCAATCTTTCTAGTAGTATGCGGTGGCTACACCTACTATGGTTATCAGCAAGAGGTAGCTCAAGTTCACACCAAGAAAGCTGAAGGTCTGCTTAATGAGTCTGTAGTTACTCTGAATAAGAATCTAAAGGATGA